TTGAACTCAACTCTTCGTGGGTCTCGTTCATGGTTTTTGGAAACGGTGAAAAAAAGAACTTTTCATCAAAAAAGAACTTTATCAACTATTCAGCAAGAACGCCGCATCTTGTTCATTTGTGGCGACAACAGGCAAAAAATGCCGATAAATTGATACCAATGAGCGAAAAAGAAACGGCAGATGCAACGCCCAGTCAAAAGCAAGTACAGGATGAGCAATTTACAAAGTTTTGTGCCGAGCATAACCTTGTCGAAAGCGAATTGACAAATGAGATATTTGTACCCTATCGTATGAAGTGGTTTGATTGGTGTATGAAATACAATTCATCATTTGCAAAAATGAATTGGCAAGAATTCGGAGATAAGTACGGCGAGCATTATCAGAATTCTTGCACACGCCACGCACTGCGCACGCTTGACCAATTCATAAAAAACCTTTTAACGCCTATTTGGATACGTGATGTACCGTTCAATATTAAGGGTAAAATTGGCGATGGTGATGCAGTTGAATTTGAAGTGAATTACAAGAACAATATTGAGATTGTATTTGAGCAAGCTAAAAAAGAAGTGATTAAAGATGGGGAACAATAAATCAACAACGGAATATTTTAAATCAATTATCTAACGTTTTAAATTAAATTTTTATGAATTTTAAAAAAATTAAGTTTGGAAGACTTTTGATTATCATTATCGGATATTTATCCGCCTTTACTTTTTTGCAAAAAATTGCGTCAGACCCAAGTTTGTCTGGACTTTATGCGTGGCTTCCATATATTGGATACGCTCTACTTATTTCAAGTATATTTTGGGGGCGCATAACAATGTCTAAATGGATTGGTACAATTCCGATTTTATTGGTATTTTTCTCATCTTGCAATTACATCGCTTCTGACAAAATTGGTGTACGTGCTGAAAATTTTGGAAAGTCTCCAAGTGACTTCCATTTAGTGTACGGTAAATTTCCGCAAGATTGGTCTGCGTCATCGTGGAATATTGAATATCCAGGACAATCGTTTGGGATTCCCGTTGATGGGTTTAATGTGTATTGCAAGGACGGTGTGTCACTATGGTGCGACCCCTCAGTATTGTGCGAATTGATAAGAACCGACGAAGCTTGTCAAAAGTATGCTTTTAAATTTTCGGCGTACCCAAGTCAAGAACAATTTGAAAAAGCTATCCAACAGGTTATTTTAAAGGAGTGCTTAGATGCTGTTAGAAATACGATAAACGAGTCTATTTCAGATTCAATTATCTTCAATCGTGCCAAGTACGAAACGCTGATGCAAAACCAATTATCAAAAGTTTTATTGGATAAATACGGCATTAATCTAAGTCAATTTTCTACAATTCTTGTACCACCACAGGAACTACAAAAAGCGATTAATGACCGCTTATTGGCGCACTGTTAAATCTGTAAAGCAGCTTGTGTATAAAGTATTCAGTCAATACCTTATCGTCTGTTTCATCAGATAATCCTTTATACTCTTCGCAAATCGCACTAAGTTTTTGCTGTCGATTGTACCAAAATCTTTGTACAAGTTCATCAACTTCTTTATCGTCTGCCCCAAAGAAATCTTTATACTCATCGAGTATTTGAGGGAGCGTAGTTCCTGAATTAGACGTTGCGATAAACTCACCGATGCTGTACGCTCTAGCAAGTTGGTCTAATCCGAATACGGCACTACCTGTATCAACACCTACGTGCGATATTCTCTTATTTTTAACTTTCCCATTAATTGAAAATAAAAAAATAATGTCTAAGTAATCCTTTTTTTCCTTTTTCTTCTTCATGTTGATTGCTTGTTTTACCCCCAAATAATCGCCGCCATCAGCAAGGCGATAAGGAGAATTTTGATTAATTTAGTTCCTATCGTTATTTGATTAATTTTGTTCAATTCTTTTGAATTCGACGACCCAAACAAAAGGGTTGCTATCGAGCGATTCTTTGCCGTTTAGTTTTTCCCAAAGTGTATAATAACTCTCTTTTGCTTCATACGGAAAGTGTTCAAAAGAACCGTCTGGCTTACGTGTTGGATAGCCATGTTCCATATCATCAAGGTAGTTTCTGTAACAATTACGATGACCACCACTGTCGGGGTCGTAGAAAGACGGTCTCCAGTTCATGTCACCTTCTATTTCTTCAACACCTTCCGCAATCGCGTCTGCTTCGCTAATTTCATGCAACCGTTCAATTGAACGTTCAGTAATTTGCAATTTGATACGGCAAGCGTGTTTGGGCATAAAAAGCGACGGTCTCTTACGCCATCCAGTAATTTCTCTTTTTTTTTCTAATTGCTTTGGCGGGCAATCGGCATATAAGTACGCTTTTGATGTCGCAAGTGTCCAGTCTTGGAACTTCCATTTTTGAGTACCTTTTTTAGTCGTGCCATTCTTTACCCAATGCCCGTAAGCGTAAAACGTTTCACGAACCCAAAGCACATCGCCCACTTGACCGTAAGGGCATTTGCCTATCGAAAAATACTTTTCAGTCGGTTCATTATTTTCGAATATCTCAAAGTAGTATTCGTTTTCATGGTAACTATCAAAACGACAATCTTTTGACGTTACTAACTTTTTTGAATTTACCGTCCGTCTCGTTTGTGTCTTCGTTCCGTTAAGTAAAGCACGAACCATGTCTGTGCTGAATAAAATTGCGTGTTCTTTCATTGTAAATCAAGTTGAATTTGTTTAGAATAGCCCATTTGGGCAGGTGTTACCAATTCATCGGTATTGTAATCGTACTGAAAAAAATTATTGATAAACTTAGTCTCGTATGTTTTTTTATCAATTTCGACCAATATCATATTGCAGTCACGGCAATGCGTTTCCTTTTTTGGGCAATTGTGCGCGACTGCTTCACATGTCGGGTCGATGCAAACTTTGAGGACTTTTTTATCCTGTTTATCCATTACGTTGTCCATTACGCTACCCGTTTTTTAGTCAAATAAGATGTTTTAATAACGCCATGCAACGACTCGACAAGAGCTTTAGCAATGGCAGGGGGAACGGCGTTTCCAATGAATTTCTTCATATCGGCTTGCGTACCACATAGGATATAATCCTTTGGAAAGCCTGTGATGAGTTTGAGCTCCTGCACGTTGAGCATCCGCATCTTTATTTCATAGATGCCGTAAATGCTCATAAATTCCTTGATTTGTTTGGTTGCTGGACTGTCGTCGTCCTTAATTTCAATAGCCAATTCGCCCGTCTCTGCTGTTACAAGATAAGGGGGCATCTTGTCCATTCGCGCAATCAAAGTGAAACAAGGGTCATCAACACTCCGACCATTTGACTTGTATTGCGGATTCAATAACCAAGACTTTTTACCGCTGACTGTTATCATTGATAGCCTATCTTTCGTTGTAACCGTAGGCGATGGCTCATCAATACTTGCTACGTTCTGACCTGATTTATAATACTTCGCTAAAAACGTGCAATGTATTTTGGATAATGCGTCTTTTGTACGCACTGTCGGCGCAGGATTGTCAATACTCGCCACATGACCGTCGCCACTGTAATACTTTGCTAAAAACTGTTGTGCCGAAATGATGTACAATTGACCACCACTTGCTGTTAATGTGCGCGCAGGTGCATTGAGTGACGGATTGCGCCCATTTGCACCAAAATTGTTTTGCATTAAGAATTTAGCAGTCGCCAAACCTAAGCGACCTTGACACGTCACCGTTGGGCATGGTCTATTGACATCGCAACCAGCGTTGATACCTGTTTTGGCGTTATTGCTCAAAAACTTAGGCATAAAGTGAGCCTTGACAACCGATGCGTGTGGAATGGTTGTAATTGTACCAATAGGCTGCTCAATACTACTTACTTTATGCTCGGGTTTTCCGCTGTAATAATTGGCGATAAACGAATCTTTACCACCAGCGACATATTTGACCAATCCCGCGTAAATACGCTCCAAAGTCTTTTCACTGAGGGGTATCTTACGGTCAAAAATGCAATTGCCTTCATCCTCAAAATTAAGGCACTCTTTGACAGGTCGCCACGGTTTGAGGTTTGACGAAAAAAGCGTACCCACTTTAGCAACCTTTGAGTGCGTGGGTTGCGGAAAGCGGATTTCGTACCCCTTTTTTGCAAAAATGCCAAAGTAACGAACACGTGTTGTCGGTGCGCCGTAGTCGGCACAGTTCAAAATGCGATACTCGTAATTGAATCCATACGAGCACATTTTCTTGACCCATTTTATGTAGTCCGTACCCTTGTCTTTACTGATGGGTTTGCCGTTTTCGTCCAATTTGCCCCAACTCATAAACTCCTCTACATTCTCGATGTAGATAAAGTCGAAGTCAAATACTTCCTCGTATCTGAAAAGGCTATTAGCTAATGTACGGCTGTCCTCATTCCGTGCGCCGCCACCTTTGGCTTTTGAGAAATGGACACACTCCAGCGAAAACCAGCCACATTTCTTAGCGTATGGGTTTTCTTGCAATTCCTTGTCCATCAACTTTTTGATAGGTTCAAGGTGTGCTGTGCGTATGTCTTCAATAGCGTGATAACAGTCAGGATAATTAGCACTGTGCGACATAATGGCTTTTGGGTCATGGTTGATACACGCAACCACTTTTGCAACACTGTTACCGTTCGAGTCAACAGCTTCGTGAATGCCGTGCGTTGTACCGCCTGCACCGCAAAAGCCATCAATAAAAAGTTGGGTGATATTATCGTTTACTTGCTTTGTCATTATTTGTAGAAGATTTTTGAATATAGTAAGAAAGCGGAGGGGATTTAGGCAAAACGGGCATACTTACACCCAACTCCATAAGTACCGTAAGCCAAAGACTTTGATAGATTTGTTTAGCTGTCATTGAATTGATATTTAATATTCCGTTGAAAAATAATTTTCACAAAGATATAATTAAATAATCTTAATCACAAATTTAACATCTGTATTTTTAAAAAAATCAGATAATTTGCAGACAAACAAATCTGATTATCAATAATGGCTGAATATATTGAATTACCGAGCAATAATCTTTACTCAAACGGATACCTAACGACACTTGACGACGGTGCTGTTGTCTTGGAGCGGAAACCCTTACGTATTGCGCCGCAAGAACAAGACCGTTGGCACATCGTTGAGTATGAGGATATGCTGGATGAATTGGCACATCGATATTACGGACAAATCGTTGACGATTCAGCTAAACTGTGGTGGATGATAGCCGATGCCAATGGACTGACAAACCCTTTGGATTTGTCCAATAATATTGGCTCGTTGCTTTTGATTCCAGAGTATTTCAGAGTGCAACGATTGGCTTCAATTGACCAAACTGCCGATGATACGGAACTACCCAATTACTTTCAAGTTGTTGGCAATCCACCTACGCCGATTAATCCACCAGACACACCAACCGAGGACGGTTCAGGTGTTGTTGATACACCGTCTGAAAATGCGCCGCAATGGTTATTCTTAAAGCAGCCCAATGGAGGCTTTACGCTTGTTTCGGCTGACAATAACGGAATGCCAGAATTTACGCCTGCTAATCCGAACGATTTTGCTTCTTCGGTTATCTTTGAGGCAAAACCTTAGTTTTTATCAAAAATAAAAAGCCGTTATACCCCCTCAGTATAACGGCTTTGTTTTTTACTCAAATATCAAAACGGTAAATCCTTAGAACGAAAACCAGCCGCATTCTTATGTCCACCGCCTTTGCGACCCTCAAACTCAAATTGTGATGCCAGCTCTGCACAGTCAACAGGATTTTCCTTGTTTGCACCTTGACGCAGCGACACTTTCCAAGATTTTGTCTCATAAACATAATAAGCGAATGCCAATAAATCGGGTTGCTCCTGGGCGTATCGTGGTGTGTTGTACCACATAGCACCATCGCCACCACCGATTGAAAGGAGTGTTTTATGACCCCGCCATTCAATGAGATTGGCAAACTTAGATTCCTTGTTGACCTGACTTTGTAAGTAGCCCAAAATGCAAACACCTTCGTGATATAGGCGCAAAACAGGAGCTTTTTCAATTGCCGCAAAATCACTTACTTTAGAGACCGCACCACGTACGGCATATTCAAAAGGCAATATTTCTGTTTCCCAATCATTTGAGCCAAAGCCATCAAACACATCATACCGACCAACCAATTCGACGAACTTAGGCTCTGTTTGATTGGGGTAGAAATACCGCCAAGTTAAACGGCACGCTGCCATTGTGCCGTACTTGATGATGCACAAGTCTTTGAGTCTGTCAAATGCTTCGTCATACGTTTTTTTGTGGTGGTCAATCCATGTCAACTGATTGAATATCGCTAATTCAACCATATCCTCCAACGGTAACGAAATATCCAGCATATAGACCAACGACCTGCGTGGAATGCTTTTGATTTCATCCAATGACCGACCGTAATCATAGCCGATTAGAACAACTTCAAAATCAATTTCTAAAAGGGCTTTTTGGGCGATGTAGGCAGACAACAAACCGTCGTTGTCCGCATCGTGGTGAATGATATATACCTTACTCATTGTCAATAAAGTTTTTAAGTTCAATAATCATTTTTACAAACTCATCTTTCATCAGTTTGATGTCGGCTGGCAGTATCCGAGCCGTACCAAACTGATTCATTTTTTGCGTTAACTTGATGCGCGCCTCTTTGCCCAATGTGGGATACATGCGCTTTGCCAATTCCGAGCGTTTGATAAAATCGGGAATTTGCGGTTTTTCGTTCTTAGGTTTGTCCATATCCATAATTGAGAATATTATTTTAGCCAGCTTTTTACGGCTGGCTTTGTTGGTGAAAAAATGTATTTTAATTATTGTGCGAAAATAGTCTTAGCGATTGGCTTACAAAGTTGTTTTGTTGCATACAAAGCGTTATCCGTAATTTTTCTTTGCCATGCCGAGTAAGTAGGCGACCAACGATAACCGTGCGATTTGAGTTCTTTACGTGTTTTGTCATCGGGTTTTTCATCAAATAAAATCTGAACTCTATCGGCTTCATAATTCACTTGTACCTCACCACCATCAAACTGCCAACCTTTGACTTCACCTGATTCTTTTTGTTTTTCACGCAAAGCAATTTTGTTTTCCAATTCCTCTACACGACTTTCAAGCCTTTTGATATTGGCATTGTTATTCGTTAATTCATAGGACTGAAAACCTTTTGATTGATAGCTGTATGGCGGGTTAAGTAAACTATGTATGGTTTGTGGTTTAATACCCATTTCTGTCAATAATTCAACCGCATTACTTTTGCGACAAATAGCGTTGATTTCTTTCATGTACTTCTGCTTGTATGAACGTCTCGCCAAATCAGTACGTGCCTTTTCCAATTCACCATCGGGCGTTGTGGGTCTTGCCTCTCTGTTGACACGTTTGAAGAACTTATTACGCCAATCATTAAAGATATTATAGGCGTTTTCCTCCGACCGATTGGCTTTTTCCGCTTTACGTGTTGGGAACTTAGATGGTCCTGTTATCATAGACGAAAAGCAATTGCACTTACGGTGCATCCAAGCAACAAAAAGGTTTTCAAACTTTGTCTCATAGCGAGATATGGTTTCATCATCAGCACCACCGTTACGCAGTTGTTCAATATCAGAGTCAAGCATTTGACTGTATTCGCGGACATACATTTCACCACGTTGTTCGGGTCTGAAACTTGTCCAGTAGTGCGCTCTTACGCACAATTCTAAGTGTTTTTGTAATTTCATTATTAAGATATTGAAATTAGCTCAACCATCTAAAATAGCTAATTGAGCTAAGGATAATTTAAGAATTGTTAAAATAAACCAGCAATGATACGATCATCAATAAATGACTTGTCAACTACATCAACCTTGCCCAATGCTGTTTTGTAGCAATATTTATTTGCCTCGTCAACAACGGACACTATTGTACAATCACTTTCACCATTGGATTTTAGCAGTCTTTCAATACATAATAAAACCTTGTCGTCATCTGATTTGACCACCGCCTTAACCTTGACATACTGCGCAATCTTATCAAAATAGTAACCCCCAATGCGATTACCACCTGTATCAAAACACTCGGCATAAAACCGACCTGCCGTAATCGTGCTTTCCTTTGACAGATACGACGTGATGATTTTCTCTTTGCCCAAACGATTGACTAAAACATAGCCTGCCGAAAGTGTTTGCCAAAATGCTGCAAACTGCTCGGCTGTTTTGATTTGCGATAAGTCAACAACCGACTCACTCACTTTCTCCGTTTTGTCGGAAACAGTTGATGGAGTGGTGGGCTTCTGTTTTTGTTTAGGGGCTTGCAAATCAGTAACAACTAACAGGATTGTTTTGAGGTCATCTGCTTTCATCTCAAAACGACCTTTATCATTTTTGGTGAAAACAGGATTGACCTGTTTAGCGGCTTTCAAAAGTGTTGCTTTGTCGCAACCAACAGGACCAACTGAATCAGCCCACAATGAACGGTTCAATGCCGTCAACTCGTTGAAAGTAATTGTTTGCGGATTTTCAGCAACAACTGGCTCAACCGTTTTAGATTCCTCAACCCCCTCAGTAACGGCTTCTTTCTCAATCCGTTCGCGGTTCATATTGAACAGCCGTTTGGCAATTGCATTGATACCGCATTGCACAATCGGCAGTCTGTTACCCGAAAGCAATTGCGTTACATCTTAGCGAACAAAGCGTTTGCCTTCTCCTGCAAGGCGTTGCGATACATAAGCGAGAATCTCGGTTTCGCTTTTTGCGGTTTTGGCAAATTTGATTAATGCCGTTGTGGTTTCTTTTACTGAATCCGATACTTGAACTTGTGATTTCATCTCTTAGATATTTTAATTATTAAAAAAATATGATTTAGATATTCCGTTTTTTCTTTCACAAAGATATATCTGTTTGTTTAGATTATCAAATATTGAATGATAATTTTTACATAATTTTTAAATATTTTTTCTTGCTCGTTATTGATGAAATCTTTGATTAAATAAATGAAAGTCCGTTACTTGCCAAAAGACTAAATAGCTTATTGATAATGGAGAAAAAAAACAGGACTGAAAATGCGACAAAAAAGGCTTCGCAGACCGCAGAAGCTAAAAAGAGAATAGCTATAACACGGATAAAAGAAATGGCGGTCAATTGCTATACCTTGACAGACGTATGCGAGAAATCAGGTGTTGAGATGCGAACCTTTGAAAATTGGTGTAAAAAGAACCCTAAACTTAGAGATGAAATAAAAGAGCTACTCAAAAAGAATTTTAAAGTCCGAAAGCAGGTATTTGAAAACGGTGATAGGGAAATCACTTTTACGTATGCCGACGTGGTAAAAAACAATGCTCGGTACAACGATGAGGAAAAACGTAAAGTAACAGATATGCTTTGCTACGCTGTCGAAAACGGCATACCAATAGCCCAAATATGTAAGGAAATAGACTTTTCCATGTCTCTGTTTTTTAAGTGGGTCAATCCCGAACACGGTAGTCATTACCACTACGCCTCCGAAAAGTACAGCGAAGCCAAAAAAACACGGCGATTGATGATTAATGACATGGACGTGTTTACGGCACGTACCAAACTTCAATCACGCCTTGAAAACCGCGAAGTGACCAATACGACATTGCATTACGAAACACGTGGTGCCAATGGCGAGAATGAGATATTAAAAGGTAAAACCGTCCACAAGCGCACCCTTGAAGCAGACTTACCAGCAATCTCTTTGGTGCTTAACAATCTGGACGGTGACTTCAATAAGAAGATGCTGACGCAAGAACAAATAGACAGCGAGGAATTTGTCAACATGAACGCCGAACAATTGCGCGAGGAATTGGAAAAAGAACGGGCACGGCGTGTATTGCTGGATTCGGGAAGTTTCATAAACGAAGAAGAATAATCACATGGGCGTACCATTACGCAATATAAAACCCACTGACAGAGAAGCCCGATTGATGTTGCAGCTTCTCAAATTGGAACGCTATGAAAATTATAGGCGTGACCCGTTGCTGTGGGCAAAAGACGTGCTGGGCGAAAACCCCGAAAACTTTGAGTGGTCACTGCATGGTGGGGCATACAAAAACCACGTTTGGGACGGTGACGAAAACCCCCTCAGTACTGCGTGGCGTGCATTGGCTCGAAAACAGTGGGTAGGCGTAGCAGCGGCAACAGGTACATCAAAAACCTACTGGTTATCAAGAGTTATGTTGTGGTTTTTGGACTGCTTTGAGGATGCCTTAGTTATTACAACTGCTCCTAAACAGGACCAGTTATCATTGAACCTATGGGGCGAGGTTTCCAAGATAGTTGACCAATTTGCTAAAACCCGACCTTATACACGTGTTACATCATTGCGATTACAGCCCGAGGGTTTCAATAACAACTATAAGTATAAGGACACGCACCATGCAATAGGTTTTGTCGCTGGCGTTGTCGCTGGCGAGGAAGTAGCTACGAAAGCTGCTGGTTTTCACCGTAAAAATATGCTTATTATTTGCGAGGAAATGCCAGGTATGAGCAGTGCGATTTTTGAAGCCTTTCAAAATACGTCCGTTGGCTCTAATAACTTAATGCTTGGCGTAGGTAATCCCGACAGCGAGACAGATGAATTGTATAAATTCTGTCAGTTGCCAAATGTACGATCATTACGCATATCTGCTTACGATTACCCCAATGTGGTTTTAGGTAAAGAGATTTATCACGGAGCTGTTTCCCAAGCCTCAATTGACAGACGTAAAGCAAAATACCTGTCAGAGTCCCATCCATTATATCTATCGCGTGTGCGAGGTATTACGCCGAGTGGCTCGGAGCATAGCCTTATCAAAGGGTCATGGATAGATATGTGCAATAAGCATCACCCCAATTTCAAAGGGTATAAAAATTACAATGAAACGGGAGAGCGATTGATGGTGTCTTATAATGCCGTAGGTGTTGACGTAGCAAACTCAGAGGATGGAGACAAAGCTTGTTTAGCATGGGGGCAAGGTCAGTTTTTGATAGATGTTCACGAGTTTCAATGTCCTAATGCAATGCACTTGGCATATAATATCATTCAAAGCGATGATATTCTGTTTGATAAAAATAGGACAATATACAATACTCGTAAAATCCAAGACCTCAATATCATGCCTCAATGTATTGGCGTTGATACGGTTGGTGTGGGTGTATCAACCCTAAATACGTTACTTGAGGAAAACTATGAAGCGACTTCGTTAAGCGGTGGACCGTGGACAGAGGACGGTATCATCCCCCACGATGCGCAGGGTAAGCCAATGTACTCTTTTCAAGGGCTAAGGTCGCAGATGATTTGGGAGTTGGCAGTTGATATACAGAATGGCAATATTGTATTTGATATAGAAGATGCCGAAGTTATGGCAAGGTTGAAAAAAGAACTTGTTACACCCAAGTTCCTATTGTCTTCAGGTGTTGTGGCGATAGAAAAAAAGGAGCATATCATAAAACGCATTGGCAAGTCACCCAATATGCTTGACTCTGTCGCTTATTGGAACTGGGTGCGCAAAGGATACCGTTTGAGCGTCGGCGTTATGCCGATGGTTTACGGCTAAAAAGACATTATAGCATTTCAATTTGGTGTGAAGGCTCGGTCTCGTTTGGGATTGAGCCTTTTTTTACTTTTTCCGTAAATGGGTACCAAGAAGCTGTTGCATAGTTTCTTGCGTCCAACCTTTTTCTATCCATACCTTATCGGCTAATAAGGCTAATCGTTGTGCCTTAAAAGCGATGATGAGTTTTTTTAAATCCAACATTTCATCATCATTCAAATCTTTAGTCATCTCCAAGAGCGACATTTGCGCATCGCTTAAATCAGGTAAATCCATTTGCTGTTTTTATGACAAAGCTAAATGCTTTCGTTTTACAGAATAAATAAATCTGAAAATAAATAATTATTATTTAAAAAATAATTGAAAAATTATTGTGTATTTCAAAAGTTTGTTTAATTTTGTGGTATTAATTGACAATCTAAAAAATGAGAGATGGCTTCATATAAAAAAGGCGAAAGGGTAAAAATTACTGCTCCGCTATCTTTAAAATCAATGGATTCTTTTCTCACAAAAGAAAAGGATGAATTCTACTTGCATATTGGTGAAGTATTCGAGTGTATCGACCACTCGCAACCTGACTTCATGGAATACTTAAATGTTTTTTGTCATAAAAGGCGAGTTGATTTTGAACTGCCTATGGAATTTGTAAAAAGATTAGAGTAATTTAAAAAATTCACAATGAAAAAAGACTTCATATTCTCAAACCTCACAGATGAAGAAATGGCTCACAGCCTTTCGCCTAGTGAGCACCCAAGATATAGCCAGTTGTCGGATACCCAAAAGCAAATCGTTATTGATGGCTGCAAGTTATTTGTGCCATTATCCAATACATCTAATGATAAGATGGATGAGGCATTGGAGTCTGTTAATCCACGTGTTTTCCAATCGGACGGCAGATTACTGGTGTGGGAGCAAGACTTTATAGACATTCCCAATATGGTTATAATTGGTAAACCAGCAAATCGTATGACTGTTATACAAACAAGTATGAAAGCATCAACACAAGTATTTTTCAATAACTTATTGAATTTTAAATAATGAAAGAATATAATTCGATTATAGATATTCACATAGATATTTTAAGTTCAAAAATCAAGGATGGCGATACTGTTTCAATATACTCTGATATTGATAAAGACGGCAACGCTTTCAAGGGTGACTATAAAGTATCACTAAAAGATGGTAAGGTGTAGCTATGCTTAATTGCTAAACCAACACATATTAATATACAAATTGGTTCAATAAAATAAAAATGAGTGTAGTAAAAAAAGGCGGTCAACGTCAAGGTTCTGGGCGCAAGAACAAAGGACTGAAAAACGAGACATTTTCGCTTAGATTAGACGAGCGAGAATTAATTGGTGATTTTCTTAACCGTAATTTAGCCGTGCGTTATGCCATCCGCAAAACGTTTGGTCTGTGTCTGCACCCCATTATTTCAATGGATGACAACGGTAAAAAGTGCGAGATTTGTGGACAGGAAAACCCCGATGAATATACGGGTCATTTCTTGACGGTGGATGATGTGGATGGATTGAGTAGTTTTGGTGAGTAATTTTTTCAACAATAAAAAACTAAGTACATGATAGATATTAACGAAATCAGAATTGGTAATTTCTTAATGCAAAACAAGATTTTTATTCGTGAAGTTAAAATAGAAGATTTTCAAAGCTCATTTTTTTTAGATGCTATTAAAGCAGGGAATTTAAATCCAATTCCGCTAACTGACGGATGGCTTGAAAAGGCTGGCTTCTCGCTACATAGTCGTCACCTTTCATGGTATAAAGAAATCAATGTCAATTGGCGCAAAAAGCCTATTATTCTGCACATTATAGATAAAAGCAGAGTAAGTACGGGATATGAAGAAGAAAAAAAACTTTGTAGATATTCTATTGAATACAGTGGTGGGTACTTAACTCACTTCGATTACGTGCACGAGTTTCAGAATTTGTATTTTTGGCTTTTGCGACACGAGGTTACTTTCTCTAATCAATAAACTTACAATTACCTAGCATAAATACTAAATCATAATATCAACAATAAAAAACAATATCATGTACGGTTTTCAAGTAAAAATTATTAAGTCAGAATTATTAGATAAATGGGAGCGCAAACAGGTTCGATTTCCAAAATCTAAAAAGAAACGTATCAGACAAAAGTGGGCTAAGAAAGGCTATAACTTTAGAGGTGTCTTTGCTAAAAATTTTGATACGGTTGTCAATAACGATACCAATGTTGTGCTTATGTCAACGGCGGCTTATGATGCGTATATGGCTAAGATAAACTCACAGAGGACGATATGGGTATTTATGCCAAATGTTGCGAGAGATGCGGTGTAAAGTATATGGGGTATAATCTCATTCGATTCAAATGGGTGCGTCAATGCCCACCTCCTTTTACAAGCCAAACGGAATGGCTGGCATTTTGCGACGAAAAGGAAGCGGAGTTTAGAAATGCAAATACAATTGATTTTTTGAAAACTAATAAAAATTAGTTGTACTTTTGCATCTCAATAAAAATAATTGGATCGTGGTGTCCACGTTCGGCAAGAGGCTAAGCCATAGGCTTGACTTTTTGTTTTAACCACTGCCAATTTAAAGCTTTACTCACCACCGAGTAAGGCTTTTTTTATTAATAGTTGTTTTTTCGGTTCATAGCACTATATTTATTCAAATAGAAAAACAACTATCAATAATGGCTTTCATTGATTATTTTAGGAGACTGAATCCGTTTAGACCATCGGAGCAAGTGAATAAGGCGGCTAATGTTGAGCAACCGAGCCAAGAAACAGGCACATTACCTGTTTTGGGCGGGCGGTCGTCTGTGTCCGACTCTCAAACAATGTTCACAGGTATCAATGGGAAAATACAGGTCAAGCCATTGTTTCCAAAGGAGTTCATTATGACTCTTGAGGGCTTATCTATTCATCATCCCGACATTTCGCACGCCGTAGCCAACATTGTTGAATTGGGTTGTACGGAACACAATATCACATTTGAGGACACAGTATCCAATACAGTTGCAAGAAAAGCACGTGCGCACATTGAAAGCATCAAGAAAACAATATACAACAGCGAGGGTGTAAAGGGTTTGATAACCGATTTACTGCGTCAAGCGGCTGTGTCAGGTGCTGTGAGTGCTGAAATTGTGCCGAGATTGGATTTAAAAGGCGTTGACAGTGTTGTATTGGTTGCGCCATGGCAAATCGAGTTTTTGTATAATTCAGAAACAAAGAAAAATGAAGTCTATCAACGCCCTGTTGGATTAGCCAGTTATTCGGATGGTGAAACCGATTTTGTTGGATTGATACGTTTGAATCCGATAACATTTAAGTTTTTGGTTACACAGCGCATCAATGACAATCCTTACCCAATACCACCATTCATTGCGGCTCTCGAAAATACAGGCATCGGCAAACACCTGCTTTCAGCAATTAAGCACATTGCGGAAAATTTAGGCATTTTGGGTGTTATGACTTTCTTATCAGAAGCTCCGTTGCCATTACCAGGAGAATTGCCCACGTCGCTTTCATACCAAGATAGATGTATCGCTTATCTGTCAACATGGCGAGGAGAGATAGAGAAAGGTATGAAGAACGGTATTGTCGTCGGCTTCAAAAAAGCGCACGAAATTGATGTGCATCCAACGCACACGGACGCAAAGGGGGCAAAGGAGATATTTGACATCAACGACCAACAGTTAATGTCTGCGCTCAAACAAGAACCGTCGCTGTTGGGTCGTGACATGAAGACGAGTGAGGCGTTTGCAAAAATCGCTTTCAAAATATTGGCTTCGCGGATTGGCTCTTTTCAAGATGTGGTGGCTATTTTCCTTTCTGAACTGTATCGAATCGAGTTACAACTGAGGGGGTTTGCAATCAAGACGGTCAATGTGCAGTTTGAAAAAGTGGACGTAGCAGACAAGTTGCTGGATGAGCAAGCAGAAACGGCACGCATCAACAATGTCAAATCAAAATATGATTTTGGTATCATCAATATGCAACAGGCAGCAAATGAACTCGGCTATGAAAAACCCGACCAATTGGTGCCACGAACTGCCGCACAGAGTCCGAATACTGAGGGGGATAAAACCGCTGAAAAAAAAAAGTTAAGTCATAACTGTTTGCATGATCCACTGAACCGCTTTGATTATGAAAGTGAGGACATCGCCAATGCGACACGTGAAGAGAGTTTATCTTTTGAGGGCGACGACTTATTTGACGACGAAGAAATGCAAAGCCTTTATGACGAATACGTCAAGAAAGTAAAAAAGGCTTATAAGGCATCTATCACAGAGGCTTTATCGGCATTTGAAACATCTCTTTTAGCTATTGGAGTAGCGTTGGGGGTTGATGAGTTGATTGATAAGGTTTTGTATCACTTAGCGGACAGTTTTCAGTCATCCTATTCAGAAAGGCTTAAAAACATCGTACCCAAATACATTGACAAAGGCTATAAGAAATTCAGATTAGACAGTTCGATTTTTGGTACAAAGGCAGTTGGTGAGGCGGTTTTAGAAATGCCTGATTTTAGGGCATTGGCTTATTTCAAAACGAGTGACGAATTGTATCTTGGTAAATTCATAACGGATGCCGATACACGACAACGGTTGACGGACTTCATCAAAGAAACTTATCTAAGAGACGGTGAAGCGATAAGCCACAATCCGCAAGCCATCGCCCGATTCAGAGCGTCATTGAAAACGCAATTGTTGGCAGAAGATTGGAAAGTCAATCGCGTCATTGCAACAACGGTCAATAAGATGCGCAACTATGCCGCAGTCAATTACATGGCGCAGGCAGAAGTCAAGTGGTTTGAAATACGTGGTGTGAACGATAGAAAGCAGTGCGATTATTGTAAAAATATGCAAGGTCGGCGGTTTTCAGTCACAGAGGTAGCAGCTAAGATTGATAAAATAGTGGGCGACTCACCCGAGTTTGTAGCGGATGATTCACCATTTGTCACATCGGTTTTTAAAACGCCAAACGATATGAAAGGCTTGACGGACAGCGAGATGTTTGATAGAGGGATTCACGCCCCACCTTTCCATCCCAATTGCCGTGACTTAGTTGTACCTATAATTGAATAATGGAAAGGTGTATCATAAAAAAGGAAAATTGGTCTATTGCCAGTGGTTTTAGACTACCTTTTATTGAGTGTCCAAACTGTGGTCAATCTTTATTAGGTAACTCAACACATAGCATTAGTACCAATGGAGATGTAAATGCAAGCGTCATTTGTCCATGTGGTTTTCACAAGTTTGTAAGTCTTGAAAAATGGACTGGAATTGAAATAAAAAGTAAATAGTTTTAATAATCAACGGAATATCAAATCATGCCAAAAAATAAGTTGCAATTGCAGTTGCGTGGCTCGGGTGTCATCATCAAAGGCGATACACCGCCGCAAATCGCCAAAGAAATCAAATATGGGTTTTGGTCCACCGCCGAAAACAGTAATTTCTATGGTGATGATGTTAAAACGGCTGCCGATGTCATTCCTCGACCAGAACAGTACATGCTTGTACCTTTCCGCTTTATTTCGGCAACCATCGTCGGCAAGGAGTCATGGAAAGCGACAAAGTTTACAGCCGATGCGCTCAAAGCAAGCATGGACAAACTTTTGGGCGCACCTGTTTATACCGACCACGACACGTCAACGGTTGGTAACTGTATCGGACATATCGAATCAGTTGAATGGCAAGAGGAATACACCGATGAATCAGGCAATGTCATTCCTGCGGGTATCAATGGTAATTACGCGATTGACTGCACAATTGCGCCAAACATCGCCCGTAACCTTTATACAGGTTCGATTGGCTCAAACTCCGTAACGGTTGAGTTCTATTGGGAACCATCACACCAGTTCCCCGATAATGATTTCTATTACAAAATTGGTAGCTACGATGATAAGGGCAATCCGATTTGTCGTGTCGTGACAGAGATTTTGCAATACTTGGAAACATCGCCTGTTTTCCGTGGCGCAGACCCATTTGCAAAGAAATTGGACAGTGATGGAAAGGTGATTAAGCCCGACATGACAATGGCGCAATACTCAAAGGAAGAAGCAGACGAAAAGTTCAATGCAACTTCTTTTGAAATAAGTTGCAAAAATGAAATAAACGTTTTACGTTTAAGTAAATCACAGATGTCCTATCAGCAGCAAGAAAAAGCGGCAAAAACGGACGGTAACGACAATAATTCAAAATCAGTTATAAAAATGAATAAAGAATTTTTGCTTTTTGTCATGGCAACACTCGGTTTGACGGAAGAGATTACAGAAATGACCGAGGATATGCAAGTCAAATTTACGGCAGCAATCAAAGAGCAAACGGAGCTTGCCAAAAAAATGAAATGCTCAAAATGCGAAGGTGATATGGAGTGTGGCAAATGTGGCAACAAAACCGTCACAGAAAATGCACTTGAAGTTGCCGACCTTTTGACACGTTCGGGTATAGAGGTGACATCTAAGGATTTGGCATCTCTTACAGTCGTTAAAACGGCTGACCTTGAAAGCGGCCAAGTAACAGCGCAAAACCTTCAGTTAGAAGTGGACCGCCTCAAGCCATTGGCTCAACAAGGTGAGGCATACATCACAGAATTGCGTGCTGAAGCTGAACGCCTGCACAACGTTGCGGCAAACGGCAAAACCATTGAAGCGACATTGAACCTCATCAAAACGGCACCCATTGACGTTGTGAAAGGTTTGATTGAATCTTTCGGTGGTCAAATCACATCGCACCAATACAAGGCAACTTGTACCAAATGTGGCACAGGTGATAACGTCTCTTTCCAACTTTCTCAAAACAGCAATGCAGGTACGGGCAATACCATCGTCGAAGATGGCACACCAACGTATGAGCGTGTTGTGAGCAAGTTTGAAAAAGACAATGCAATCTAAGGTATCAGGTCTCCCGAAAGGGTTTTGATAAATCATTTTTTTATAACAAGATAAAAAATCAAGAAAGATGGCATATACAAATGCTCCACTGACGGGTCTTGACACAACAGAAGCCGCACGGCTGACCCGAATTAATGAGAGTGCCGTTTGCATCTCATTTCCAACTGAAACGGCTTTGCCAGTTGGTACGCCTGTTAAATTCACCAGCGATTTGATTGTTGCTGCCGAAAATGCTATGGCAATCGGTATCGTTACCGTTCCATACTCTGCGGCAAACGCACAGTCTGTCCGCAAAGGCTATTGCACGGTCATGGTGTACGGCTTTGCAGAGGTGAAAGGTATCACAACAGGTTCAACATCTGCTGGTGCGGAGTTGAAGTATGTTGGTATCGACAGCACAACAGGTCACCTCAAGTTTACGGCAGCGGCTCAAAATGACATTGTTGTGGCACTTGCAGGTGTGGCAAGCAGCGCAGGCGCAGTCAACAGTAAAATCGTGATGCTTCACGGTAGCTACAAGAAACCGTGAGTCTTTATGACTTAGTAAAGGCTTAGACCTTTCGGAAAGAATCGGAAAGAAGTTGTAAAAATTATTAATTAATCAACGGAATATCATCAATCATGTCAAATACGACTGAAAAAACAATATCGCAAGAAATCTCCCTTGCGGTTAAAAATAAGCCAAAGGAGATGACTTTTCGTAAGTTCGGCAAACAAACACAAGTCAAAGGCAAGCCGTTGGCTTATTCGTTGATGTCGGACATTAAGGAGGCGGTTAGCGAGATGAACATCTTGCGCCAAGGCTCAAGCGAGGCAGCAGCCATTGACCTTTCTTTTGGTGAATATGCCATCGAGCGTTGGGGTATTGGTTCATTGAGTGACTTTATGAATTTGTGTGGCATTGACCCTGCCAAAATCACGGTTCAATCGCTTTACTCTTTGCCTGACCTCCCTGCGGACTCGCGCTGGATTTTGCCCGAAATTTTCCTTGACCCAATTCGCACAGGCTTCCGTCGCCCTGCAATGTTCACGGACTTGATTCGTGATACAGTGCCTGTGTCTCAATTGGAAGTAACCGTTCCGCAAATCAAAATGGCTGATGCAAACATGCAGAAGCTCAATGAGGGTGAAACAATCCCGATGGGTACGGTCTCTTATGGTGGCAAAACGGGTCGCTCGTTCAAAATTGGTCGCGGCTTCCGCTTTACGGATGAGGTCGTTATGTTCTCAACCATTCAAATGCTTGCTCCATTCCTTGAGGACTTGGGTGTTCGTATGAATATGAGTCAGAACGCCTTGGCGGTCAAGATGCTCATCGAGGGCGAAACAACGGCAAATGCGGCGGCAACAATCGGTGTCAAAGACACAGGTGTGGGCTTCCAATACCGTGACTTCTTGTACGCACACGCACAGTTCGAGCGTATCGGTCGCAGTGCAGACGTGTCGTTGGTGGACGTAAACACTTACGTTGACATCAAAGATATGCCTGAGGTCAAAGGTTTGATTGGTACGAATCAGTTGCTTCGCGTGGATGCAGACGTAAAAACGTTGGCAAGTCAATCAATGCGTATCCACGGTTTGATGCCTGCTGGTAAAATCATGTTTGTGGACAAAATGAACGCTTTGCGCCGTTTGATGGTCAAACCATTGATGGTTGAGAGTGACCGCATTGTGTCAAAACAAAGCACAGAGGTTGTGGCAACCGCAATCTTGGGCTTTATGACAATCTTGCGTGATGGTCGCTTCTTGATGGATGCGGCGTTAGACGTTGCCGACAACGATTTCCCAACTTGGATGAATCCTTCGGCTTACGAGTCTGCGACTTTCGAGGAGTAATCATTTTTGAAATAGAATATAGTAAAAAAGGGGTGGTTAAGTTTTTAACTTTTCTACCCCTTTTTCAAAAAGACATTATTTTTTCAAAAACAATAATCTATTTCTGACATGAAAAAGAATTCTAAAAAAGTTGACAAAACAAAAACGTTGCCGTTGGAGACCGCTGAAACAGTATTGCCTGAACCAACAGAGGTGGCACCGCTTGGCGACAAAGAAGTACCTGTTATCGTCATTGATGAAATTGCAGATGCACTCAAAGCCGAACCAACAGAGGAAAAGATTTGGATAAAATTACTCGATACGGGTTCATGCTGGGGTGTCGGTAAGTACCACCTTGCCAATCGCCAGGTTAAGCAAGTACCTTTTGATAATATTGTCAGATTGGGTATTCGCGACAAAGCCATCGTTCAGATAACTGAACAAGAGGCAAATGATATTTTAGCCAAAAAATAAGTTGCAAAGTCAAATTTCTCTCATTTATATCGAATTAAAGGTGATTGCTGTTTCGGCAGTTACCTTTTTTTAATGATTCTTTCAAATTCTTTCAATCACCACTCAGTATGCCAAATCACAATACCAGCCGAACTGTTTTGCAATTGATTGCGGTAAGACTGCCGCAAGTTGACACAACGGACACGGATATTATAGCGACAATGTCCACCATCACTTTTGATGTCATGTCCGAATTAGAGAAATGCTTTAAGGTGCGCTATCGGTCTTTTACTGAGGGGGTCATTGTGTATAATGAGCAAGTGATAGAAAATGAGGAAATAGGCAATATAGGGAATGAGGATTTTTACACCAATGCTGAAAAGTCCATCATTGCCGATATGGTGTGTATGCAGTGGATTTTCTCGGATGCTGTCAATCGCTCATCTACCATTACAAGTACAACAGCACCCACTTTTGTAAAAAAGGCTAAAGCAGGCAGCGCAGAGGTCGAATACGATAAGGCAGACAGTAAGACTTTGCCTTTCTTGATTGATGCAGGCAAAATGATGGACAAATTCAAGGCAGATGCACAACGAAAGGCTTTATCGCTTGGCTGTGTGATTGATATTTGTGATGACTGTACTTACAAAGCGTACCTGTCAAATCCTGCGGCTTTCATACCAATCAATTTCTTAGTTGTCCGTTCTGGATGCTCATAAATATAATAACAAATGCCATCACTGATTTCACCACAGCAGTTTGAGAATATATACGACTCAATAAGAGATGTTACAGATACATTCTTTACAACGTCTGTCACTTACCGCCTTGCAAAGCCTAAGATTGACCGCTACGGCGAAGGTCAGAATACAGGCTCAACGGCTTCGTTCGATGATAAGACAATGCTGTGTATGGTAGAATACGGCTTAGAAGATATTGACGGACAAGTCATTGGGTCGGCAAACTTTCAAAATGCCAGACTGACATTCAACAGTGAGGTATGGGCAAGTAATGGGCTTTACACAAACGGTGTGCTGTCCACCAACGGCACAAAAGACTATGTCATTGCCAACGGACGGACTTATAAGGTGTTGCAAATAACACCCGACGGACCATTTGAAACGCAGAATGTATTAATTGTCGTCACGGCTGTCTTACAGCCACAAACAACGATGTAATGAGTGTACGCAGAACAGGTAATTGGAGGGGTATATCGCGCTTCATGGGCGAATTACCTAAGACCTTACAGGAATCTCGGCAACTGTCCTTGCGCCGTTGGTCACTCAAAGCAGAGGGATTGGCAAAAGGTCACATGAGTGCGCAGGACTTAGGCTGGACACCTTTAGCGGCAAAAACCGTTGCAGCGAAACTAAGGAAAGGGCAATCCGAATTAATACTCATTGCGACATCGTCTTATTTTCAGTCCATTACATCGTGGGCGACCAATGACAAGGCTTTGGTTGGTGTTCGGCGAGGCATTCGCGGCAAAGATGGGCAATTGATTGAAGTCGTTGCACGCACGCACGAGTTTGGCGCACCTGCTAAAAACATTGTGGCACGTCCACTTTGGAAGCCTGTTTTAGACGAGACCATGAAGTGGCACAATAACAACAACCGACCTGAATATCTATTCAGATTGGCAGCTAAAAAAATACTCAACGCATGACAACTTATTCGCTGGAGCAATTGGATCGTACGATTTTCGAACACCTACGCCTTGAGGTTGTGCGCGCGGGCTACCTGCCCGATATTACGCAATACACAACAGGCACGGCTTGGCAGGCGGCACGCAATACACTGAGGGGTACAATCGGCGGTCAATTGATTGACGTATTTGGCGTAGGCAGTGGCGATGAGAGAGAGGAATTGACAGGTGCAAAAATCATTGTCAACCGCACAGATGAACGCAATGGAGACATTGGCGCAGGCGGTACAATTATGACACCTATTGTAGGTGGTTTTACGAAGTCCACCTTACCACAAACGTGTTCAAGCATCACTTATGAGATTGTTATCAATGCGGACAGCGTCAAGTATGAAAGGCTGATGTCAAACATTGTAAGTCGGGCATTTGGTAAGATGAAGCACATAGCGGTTGCCAATTCAAACGGCTCATTGAGTAGCACCCACAGGCTTTTTATTCGGTTGGTTCAAAAATTCGACCAATCTAATTTGAATTTTCTACAAAAACTATGCACTTTCATAGTGGACGATATATTCCTATCAACAGACGTGACGGTTAACGATGTGGATATAGTGCCAATCAATTCGATTGAATTTGTGATTTACGCACGCAGCGTATCGGGTAAAATTCCCGAATCGCTTGTAACAACGGAATATCAAAATTAATATTCAGTATGGCTTTAGACACACGACACGGTGTTACATACATTAAAAAAACGAGGGCGCAAATTGAAGCGTTGCGATTGGCTGGCGAGCTTATCGCTGGTTGTCTGTATGAAACAACGGATGAACCAAATGGTGAACCTCGGCGTGGTCGTGCCGTAAAGGTGGATAAAATACTGTGGGACGCAAGGATATACGATGAGGAATACGACAGTGACCAAGATGCAATGGATAGAGGCAATTTAAGTGTTGGCGATTCTTATATTTTAAGCGCGAACAATGAAGTCGGTATTCCTGGCATACACAAGAAGATATTGGCAGCGATTGTTTTTATTATTATGTCCATCGCATCGTCAAATGCTCAAATCGTACAGCGTTCGGGATTGCCCAATGTAAACCCAACAACCAACGGTGCATACATTTGGCACGATACGCTGAATAAGCAGTTGTTTCAGTATAAGCGTCCGAAATGGTACTTGTTGAGCACTATTATCAATGAGACAGAACCCGCATTTGAGTCAACGACAAGCGGCGTGACCGTTAGCAATACTGAGGCAGAGTGGTATAAGCCTTCATTGGGTCGGTACAAATACCAAAACAGCAAGTGGACAGCTTACGGACAAATAAGTAGTGAATCTGCACCAACTATCAGCACCTCAACTGTAAATAATGCACAGGCGACGTGGTATAAACCCTCAACGGGCAAATATTACAGGGTGTCGGGTTCAGCATGGGTCAATAACGACAATGTAAATCTTGATAGCCTTGTAACTATCCACTATGAGCAAACGATACTTGGTAAAAAGCGATTTGCCGATACAGTAAAAGCGGATAAAGGCTTGATTTCAAGCGGATTAATTGACAGCAAAGGTGTAAAAAGCGATGGGAGTTCAACCGTTGCGGCGATAAATGCAAACGGTGTTCAAAAATCTGCAACGGTTACAATTACAGGCAATGCAACGCTCGACGGTACTTACAATACCATCTATGCAAACACGGCAAGCGGAAATATTACCGTTACGCTCCCCTCAGTAACAAGCAATAATACAGGATGGTCATACAGTATCATGAAAACATCGTCGTCAAATACGCTTTTCATCGCTCGACCGTCATCATCTGCAATAACAATAGTAAGTAACAATTATTCAATCACAGTAAAAAATAACGGTACATCATGGGAAGTACAGTAAGAATTTATAGTCTCATTGCAGCGTGTATGCTGCTTTTTTCAGTAACAGCTTCGGCACAGTTAATGCCAACTTCAACGATTTGGGGGAATAGTAAAATACCTATGCGTACAACGGGCGATGATACGCTCGGTTACGCAAAACTCGCAGACTTGAAAAGCTACTTTGCGGCTGGCTTGGCTGGGGGTACGGTTACGAGTGTGGCGGTTAGTGTTCCGACAGGATTGAGTGTTTCAGGTTCGCCTATAACATCGTCTGGCACAATCGCAATTACAAGCAATATGTCGGCTGGTTATGTATCAAGTTCGGGTGTTGGTGGTTCGCTTACTTCATCTGCAACCATACCAACTACGGCGTTAAGTGGTACGATTACAAACGCTCAACTTGCTGGGAGTATTGACCTCACAACAAAAGTGACAGGTGTTCTACCTGTTGCGAATGGTGGTTCGGGTGCTTCGACGTTGACGGGATATTTGAAAGGTAACGGCACGTCTGCGTTTACGGCAGCTTCGACTGTTCCTACTTCGGACTTGTCGGGTACGGTTTCAAACGCTCAGCTCGCAAATAGTACCGTTGCTGTTTCGGCTGGAACAAGTGGCTCGGACGTAGGTATTTCGGGTTCGCCTGTTGCGCTTGGTGGAACGGTTACGATTAACATTCCTGATGCTGGGGCAAGTGCACGAGGGTTGGTGACAACTGGCACACAAACAATCGCTGGGGCAAAAACGCTAACAGGTAATACAACTATAAGCGGCACACTAACAAGCTCATCTAAGACAACGCTTTCGGGTGCACTTGTGGACGGTACGGCGGCGATTAGTAGCACAACAACACTATCAAGTACAAGCAATGTCGTTTTTGCTGATGCAACTTCGGCGGCGTTTACAGTCACTTTACCTGCCGCGAATGAGGCTGGGCGAACAATTAAGGTAATTCGTACCAACACAAACGGCAATAATCTGACAATTACAAGGGCGGGAACTGACACGATACAGGGGGCAACATCAGTAGTTGTGTCATCCCCTACAACTATTACGCTTCGTTCGGATGGCACGTCGAAATGGTATTATGAGTTTAACTAAAAAATAGTCTATGAAATTACGTTTTCTCATATTGGCACTTTGCTTTTTCTCGATTGGTTCGCTTTTCGGGCAAAAGCAATACCCTTTCAGAACGGTTGATAATGATAGTGTTGGATACTCGGATGAATCAGCACTTGCGCCCGATTGGTTGATATGGAAAGTCGGAGGTAACACGGTGTCGGCGAACAGCGTGTTTGGTACAAATGCGGCGTATGATTTGATTTTTAGAACCAATTCGACGGAAAGAATGCGGATTCTTTCGGGTGGAAGTGTGGGAATAGGCACAACAGGAAACAGCTTAATTAGATTAGCCGTATCCGCGGCTGATAATACGTCGTCGGGGTATTCGCTTACAGCAGAAAACAGTGACGGGAATGCAGGATTGGCGGTACGTAACGACAGTCGAGTTGGGATTAATACGTACAATCCAAGAGGGGCTTTGGAGGTTAGAGGGAATATGTACTTAACAACAATGTTAACAGGCAGTAGTTCTGATAGCATTGTTACGACATTGTCGGGGTTAATCAACAAGCGTAGCATAGAAGATGTGGTAGGATGGAAATACAACGGCGCGGGGACAAATATATATAATGCTAATTCGGGGGGCATAACAATCGGAAGCACATCCGCACCTCTGTCGGGCTACAAACTCGATATTCACGGCGGGGCGATAACAAGGAGTACTACGCCAAATTCGGCTACAGTGTACGGTTATAACACAGCGACGTCTGGACAAAATTACGGGGTTTTTGGTCAATTGACAGAGACAAATGCGAGCGGTTGGGGTATTGGCGTTTATGGTTCTGCGACAGGCGTAACAAGTAAGAACGTAGGTGTTATTGGCGTTGCAACAAATGCTACAAGTAATATACAATTATTACTTGGTACAAGTGCTGTCCCAACTGGGAATTTCGCTATCTACTCGGCATCGGCGCATCTATCAAGACTGGCGGGCGAATTACAATTAACTGTACTGAATAGCGGTGCAATTACTGACAGCACCGTGACAGTAGATGCAACAGGGGTTTTGAAAAAGCGTACAGTTGCATCACTTGTTGCAACATACCTTTCCGCAAACGGTATAATCACACCGACTATACGCCTAACCACAGGCGCAACAAATGGCTACATCGCAACAAGTGATGCAAGCGGAAACCTTAGCTGGACAAATCCGACAAGCATCACAACCGCTACACCCACACTTGCCGCAGTCGTCGCAGTCAATAACAATGCAAATAATCCTATCAATTTTCCTTACGGAAGTGGCATCGGTGCAGGAATTGCAACCGAAACTTATAGCCGCTGGGGGCAAAATCGTCACAGATTCGGATTGAACGTGGGAAGCGCAGCAGACCAGTACAGTAATGGTAACGCCACAACATCGTTAAGCGGTTACGGCGGCGTAAATCTTGTTACAACGGATTCGACACGGCTAAGAATTAATGATGCTGGTTTTGTAGGCATTAACACTATTAATCCATCTGCATTGCTGGACGTTAACGGATTGGCAAAAACTTCAACTCTGCAAGTCACAACACTCAACATCGCCGCAAGCGGAGATGCGTTTGTAATGCACGCATCTGGCTTGATGAAATCATTATCGAGACAATCTGTTATGCTCACAGGGGGGAATATACCCGCAGGTGAAATAACCTTTGGAACTGCCAATAATCAAGATGTTACATTAATACGGAACAATGCGTACAGGCTTAATTTATTGGCAAATACAGCGTCTTTTTTGAATAATGAGTATATGGAAATACTCACCAACACGGCAAATAAGCCAAGTTTGCGCTTTTCGAGCAATGGCGTTACAGGCGATTGGCATACAGCGAATAGTATAGCAACGTCGGTATCTGTTGCCAATAACGGCGACATTTTATATTCTCCAAACGCTTCTACGCTATCCCTAAAGGTTAACGACAAACGAAAAGACATTGCGTTTGGTGTTAATACAAAACAGCTATTCAACTCATCATTCACGGACGGTTCTGATAGTTCTTTTGTGACCATATCGGACACAACAAGAACGCTTAGGGTTACAAATTCGGGTGTAACATCGCACGCTCGAATCAATATGCCGCAAAACCCTCAAAACGATGTCAAAATAACGGTTTTAATTCAGTCTGCACCAACAGACCTAAATTTCAAAATCGTAAGTGGTGTCACAGGGCAGTCTTTTGTAACGACGACCATCTTTACGCCTGCAGCTGGCGATGTGTATGAGATTTGGTTCGATTCAGATACCGAGGGGGCAGTTGGTGGGAAATGGTATATTAAGAAATTATAAAAATATAAGTTATGAAAAAAGTATTCATTTTATTCTTAGCCTTATTTGCGCTTCAATTGCAAGCGCAAAAATTTGAGTTCCCACAAGGAATCGTTTTGCGCATTGAACTTGATTCAATCACCGAAAACGCTGCCTTTGTTCGGTCTTTTAAAATCACAAATAAGAAAGATACATTGTTGACACAATTACGTGTTACAGCAAAAGTCAACGGTAATTTTAACACCAACCAAGACAGTTCTGAGTTCAACTTCAATATGACATTTGAAGGTGTGCTCGATAGCGCAAAAGGTATTAAAAGATTTGAAAAGGACTTATTTGAGCAAAAACAGGCTCAGATAAGACGTGAAGAAGCTAAATTGTTGAAGTTGTATGAAAAGAACAAAGACGTATCGCCTTTGCTTAGGGAGAAAAACGCCCAGCCTAAACAACAGCAAAACATTGTACCAAAGTCATACGGCAGCACGTCATTAGCTAAACCAAACCCAACACATACATTGCTTATTCAGTCTAAAAAAGACGATTATCCACCTCAAAAACGAAATTAAAATGATGCTGCGTGTAACGACAAATGACCTACTGCAACTGATTGAGCAATCAGAAAACTCTATTTCTGAAAAGTCAGAAATGGAAAAAATGATTAAAGACAACGGCGACGAGTTTGTCGCTGAACAAGTTGAAGGTGGTGTATTGTGCATATTCAAAGACGAATCAGAATTTATCATCAAGGGCATAACAATGTCTCAAATTTTCAATAACAAGCGATGAAAAAAATACTTTTAATCTTATTAACGCTATCCGTTTTCGTTGCTAAAGCGCAAGAAGTAGATAGCGCATACTCAAAAACAGTATCCACTGTAACGGCGGTGCATGACGGCGACAGCTACAAAGTGCAAACCATTTTTGCCAACTATGACAGCACAAGCGAAAGTATTGTACTTGATACTTTGTCAGAGTGGGTACGCATTATGGGTGTTGATTGCCCCGAAGTTATCAGTAACCACATCACAGCTAATCAACCCAAAGGCGTTGAAATTGGTGATTCGTTACGGCTTTTACTAAAGGGTAAAAAGGTAGTTGTAACGACTTTCGGCAAGGATATTTACCGCCGAACGCTTGCAACGATACAATTGGACAGTATAGATATTTCGGCGTTAATCCTTTCTAAGGGCTGGGGTTGGTATATAAGTAGTAGTTTACCTAATGACACACGAAAGCATTATCAAAAGTTACGTGATACGGCAAAAAAGAAAAAATTAGGTGTTTGGTCTGACAAAAGCCCGACAGAACCTAAAAAATGGCGGCGTTCATATTGGAGAGAGTAAAAATCATTATTCACCTGTTAAATTAAAAGAAAATAAATACAGCTATCATCATCGGTATTTTGTTTGTCGTCTGTATTATTGGCGGCGCAACTTTTTGGTATTTTTCGGTAGCTAAAGACGGTGCGGAAAATATACCCGATACAAAGGAAAGTGAAAACGGTTTACTATGACCTACACAATCCAAAAGGGCGAACATTACAGTTCGCCTCGTACCAACTTACTACCCCTCAGTACACACACGGTTGAAGCGACTTGGGTTTTTGACGAAAGCGTAAAATACCAAGCCGATGAGGAAAACGACCAAAATAAATTGTTTGGCATTTGGTTCATGCCACCGATTTCTTGGATTTTCAAGAATCCGACGAAAATGACACGGTATAACTGCGCAATGGTGACATTCAGATGGAAAGATGGTCGGTTGGAATTATCGCCCTACCTACATAGGAATGGTAGTTTAGAATATGCCGAAAAATTAGGCGGCGCGATTATTCCTTGTGAAATTGGACAACCAATCGCAACACGTATTCAAGTGCTTTCAAACTTAGTTCTTTTTCAAATTAACGATAAGAATTTTGTTTATGAGTTCCCAAAACACAATAGCCTGGCGTTTACCGTTCAACCGTATTTTGGCGGTCAAGCAGTTGCGCCACACGATATTTTAATTCAAAAAACGTAATTTAATCATCATTAAAAAACTCGATAATGAAAAAGTGTATTTTTCGCTCAATGCTCGCAATGCTTACAATGATGTTGTTCTCATCACTCACAGCACAAATTCCGAAAGAAACGTCTTGGAAAGTCAAGGCGGTTAAAGTGGTCAACCACGACAGACAGTCAAACGTCTTGGACACGCTGACGGCGTTTCCGTTAAGCACGGCATTTCCCAATGTAGAGCTTGTCTCAAAGGCTGCATCCGACAGTGTCAATGTCTGCTTGCAAACCTTTACGCTGCCCAATTTGAGCAAATCGGCTGATTTCAATATCTTATGCTCCACCTTCAGCTACCAAAGTTCGGACAGTATTTTTACTGCTGCCATTGGTCGGGTGTTGTTTAAGTCCAGCAGTTCGGCACGTAAAATATTTACAACGGCTGTCACGGGCGCAAATAAGACTTACGCCGTGTATTCCGCAACCAAAGCCATTACGACGCTGTACGCAGGTTATATTGTTCGACTGCATTACATCGCCACCACGCCCACGACAGGAACATGGTACATCAGTGAGCCAATTGCGATTCGATAAAGCTTTAATAAAAAAGCCTTGTTATTTGCAAATGCAGCGCAAAATATCTTAATTGCTATTGTTAAAATAGTATTATCAACAGAGGCTTCACTAAGCCTTTAATCAACGGAATATCAAAATGAGCGGTTTAGCGAAAGCAAAAATAACAATAACAGATAGTTCTGTCGTAAACACCAATGGTGCAAAAGGTATTTGCGCTGTATTGGGCATCACCGAACGTGGTCGGGTCAATCAACCTGTCTTGGTGTCGAGCTGGTTTGAGTACCAACGTGAATTTGGTGGACTCATCAGTTCATCAGACTTTCCTTTGCTCTGTAAACGTGCTTTGGACGGTGGCGCAAAACTCTATGTCAGTCGAGTGGCGCACTACACAGACATCGCCGATGCCAGCACACTGACAGGCGTGAGAGCGACAAGCTCAACCTTGTTTCGCGCCAAAAATCTTGGCACGTGGGGCAATGGCTTGACCGTCACAACCACCACCAATGCGCTTGATTCGGCAAAATTGGACATTAAAATTGCCCTTGCTGGCTACGCATCATTCACGCAGACCATTACAGGCATCACAGCCGTTTTGACGGCTGATGATATTGCGCGATTCAACGCATCGTCTTATTTTGTTGATATTATCGCTGCGGCTGCAACGGAGCTTGATACGGATACCTCATACACCTTTTCATCAGGTACGGCAACGGGTAGTTTTGCCAATTCGGATTTTATTGGCAATGCCTCAACAGGTACAGGCTTGTACGCCTTTGACCAAATTACGGACGCTTGGTACATCGCTGTACCCGAAAAAGCTGTCAACGCTATTGATTTGGCAACTGTTGCTTATGCCGATGCACGTGGCGACATGCGTCCAATCCTTCGTACACCTGTTGGTTTGACGAAATCGGGCGTTTTGGCTTACCGCAATGCCACAGGCTCGTATTCAGGTACGGCGGTCAACTCATGGCGAGCGATGATGTTTACAGGTGGTTTGAAGGTCCAGCATCCAACGACCAACGCAACGATTGACATCACTGAAATTGCAGACGTGATTGCCCGTATTTCGGTCAAAGACAATGTCGGTAACCCATGGGATGCTTTCAGCGGATCAACCAATGGTAAGATACCAAACACCATCGGCGTTGTTGTCAACTACGGCAGTCCAGCCTTAGAAAGTGATGCGGCGGTTATCATTGCATCGGGTGTCAATCCTGTTATCAATCATCCGACATTCCGCACCGTTATTTGGGGTAATCGCTCAATGTCGCTCGATACGGCAAAGATGCTTTTTTATGCGCACGTCGGTGATATTGTCATGCACCTGCAACGTTTTATCAAACCCATCGCTGGTGCGGCTTTGTTTTCGCCAAACGATGTTGAGACGTGGAAAGGCTTGTACAATGCCATTATGCCCGAATTGGAAAACTTGATTTCGCAACGGGCTATCCGCAAATACGAATACTACGGCGACCAATTCGTTGACAAATACGAGGACGTGTCAGTGAACAATATTGCTGATTTGGATGAGGGTAAATATGTTGCCATCATTCGCATCTATCCAACGTCAAAATTGGAATACCTTGATGTGAAACTCGACATCATCAACGGTGCCGTGTCGCTTGAAGTTCAAAACTAATCATTCACCTTTTTAAATTCAGTTCTACAAAATGTCACAATTAGGAGATACTAAAAAAAGTTTCCGATTCGCCATTGATTTGAACGGCGTTCAACAAATGTCGGTACAAAAGGTGAGTGGATTAGAGGCAGAAATTGAACCTGTTGCTCACGGCGAGGGCGATTCAGATGTGTTTACGCCAGGTCGTACCAAGTTTGGTAAAGTTACATTGGAGCGTGTGCAGACTGTATTTGGCACAGATAACAGCATGTGGCTTTGGTTGCAATCCGCAAGAGTTATTGGCTCACGTGCAAAAAAAACATTTACAGTTCGTCAGCTTAGTGCGGATGGCATTACATCGGTTGCCATTTGGCAGATATTGGATGCGTTTCCGACGAAAGTATCGCAAGGCGAAAATGTGCGTACATCATCAGACAACGTCATGGAAACGGTCGAATTGTCGGTTGATAAAATTGTTAGGTTGTTGTAAAAATGTATAATAGTTGGTGACGAAAAAATCTCGTCAGAGGGATTTTTTCGATATTTAGAAAGGCTGCCGTCGTGCGGTCTTTCTTTTTTTGTGATTAAAATTAAATAATTTCAATCACAAAACATAAATTTAAGCCTATCGAAATTTCTCTATCAATAACAAAAAAAACGTTCTTATGACGGATTCAACAATTCCATTCCTTGACCCCTCAGTAGTTGGGGCATTCCAAGACCGCATCATTGTTTTCCCTGACCCAGCAGAAGCAGTTACCAAAGGCGGTATTATCATTCCCGATACAGCTAAAGAAAAGCCTAAAAAAGGCACAGTCGTATTGATTGGTGACGACGTAACCGAACCGATTAATGTGGGCGATAAAGTTCACTACGGTAAATATTCGGGGCAAGCCTTTGAAATTAATGGTGTTGAGTACGACGCAATTCGCCCAACCGATGGTGTTATTTATTTGCGCAAAGGCAAAAGTGAGGAGGTGGCTGTTATCAAGCCCAAAACACAAAAAGCCACTATGACAACGTAGTGACTTATCCCCCTCAGTATTTACACCATTTTTCACATTTTCAACGGAATATCAATATGACCAGAGTTTTTAAATTGCCAAGTGGCGTTGAGGCAGAGGTTGACGAAATGATAACCAAACACCAACGCCTTATGACCGAACAAAAAGGTGGCACAGGCATAGACCGTCTCAATGCCTTGGTTGAAAGCCTGCTTGTTCGTGTCGGTTCATTGCATCTCAATACTTTGTCAAAAGAAGAAAAAACACAGATTGTTCTCGACCTTGCTTCGCGCGACAAACGAGAAATCCTTGTTCAGATTCGACAGTACACGCTGGATGACGACAAAACGATGTCCATGCAGTACAAATACAAATCGAGGAAAGCAGGCGATGAATACGGCATGGAGAAAACGGCAGACGTTAGTGGTACGCTTTATTTTGAATACGGACGCTACCAAGTGCCGACAGATAAGACAGACGCATTGGGCTATCCTATTTATAAGGACATGGAAGCCAATGAGTATAAAGATGTCCAAAAAGATTTTATTGTCACATTGCCAAAATCGCAAATGAAGGTGCGCTTTTCCATCCTTGATGGTCATGGCGAAAAGAGAGCTTCGCTTTTAAAGCGTGATGATATTTCCTCCAATTCAGTTATCGAAATTCGCAATCCTGTTTATTTGGTCACGACAAACAAACAAGGCGAAAAACTCAAAGAGCCTGTTTGGATTAAGCTGGACATTGACAAACTCAAAATCAAAGACACGGAATTTTTGCGCAAAGTGATAAAAAGTGTCGAGGGTGTGTCCGTAACGAACTTCACTTTTCAGCATCCCGAAGCAAGTATTTTGGACGAGGATAGCCAATATGTCACCATTGATGCGCTCGGTGAACACGCTTTTTTCTTCCCGTCGGGAGTGATTTAAACATTCTGGACGCTCCACTTGATGCCCAATGGGTGTATCTGGTCACAGGCGGGTTATCATCACTTTCATTGACAGAGTTTGAGCATTTATCTATTCAGAGGCGCATCAATTTATTGACTTGGATTGATGCGATGGAGAAGAAAAACGCCAAATATGTCGAAGACATCAAGGCAGGCAATAAACCTTGAGTGCATTGTGTGTCTTGATTTTTTGTTTTATATTGAAAATATTTTCTGTAACTTATCAACACAAAAATCAGAAATGATCCTTACGGCAAATCAGATTTTTCACAGATTGAGCAAAGGCGAAATCGTTATCAAGCCTTATCACGCTAAGAAATTACAGCCCAATGGCTACGACCTACACCTGCACCCAACGGTTTTAGTACCACGTGTCAAAGGTGAGTGGGACGTAAAGAAGCCAATGGAATACGATAAATTCGAGATTGGTGAAGATGGATTTTTGCTTTTACCTGGCATACTTTACATCATGTCCACCTTAGAATACACCGAATCGCATACGTGCATTCCAGTCATCGAGGGAAAATCAAGCTTGGCGCGCAACGGCATATCTGTACACCAAACAGCGGGCTTTGGCGAGATTGGTTTTTGTGGCAATTGGACATTGGAGGTCAGTGTAATTTATCCGACGCGTATTTATGCACGGATGCCCATTGCGCAAATCATCTACCATGAACCATGTGGTACGTATGATACAGTTTATGGTCAACACGGCAATCATTACCAAGGGCAAATTGAGCCAACACCAACCGCTTTGTGGAAAGGTTTTGAGAATAAGATTTTACCTTTAGAAGAATAAAACAGTCATGGCAACATTCAGCACAACCGAAGAGCTTTTGTATCTCGTCAATGTCCAAACGCCAAGTGAGCGGGTCAAGATTCAGTTCTTTCCCAACGAGCTTCCCTTTGAGCGTATGCCAAAGGTGAACGATATTGACATCATTGGGCGTAACAATCCATTGAACCACTATACAGGCGGTGCAACATCTTTTAATTTGACGCTCGATTTTTACGGTGAGAGCGACGATTTAAAAGATGTGATGCAGCGCATTAATATGGTGTTATCGTGGACGTACAATGAGAAAGGCAAAGGCATTCCAACGATAAAAGTTATTTGGGGTGATTTGTTCAAAGACGAAGTATGGGTCATTAAAAAGTGTAGTTATCGCCTATTGCAATTTGATAAACGCAATGCGGCAATGCCACGACAAGCCTACATGGATTTGACCTTTTCGCTGGATACCAATAATGATAAAAAAGCGGGGGATATTCGGGAACGGTACTGAGGGGTGTTTTTTGGGGATGAAAAAAGCCGTGTCATTGAGTTGGCACGGCTTTTTTATTGCAGACAGAAGCATAATTGTTCGCCTCAATCAACCATTTTAATAACAAACATTCTCAAATAAGAACGGAGTTTTTTAAATAATTCATTCAAGGCTTCGGCTTCTTGCTCGGTAAAATGTATAGCATCCGTTTTTTCACGACAAAAGCTATATTCTAAAGAATCATTCCAACCCAAATAATCTAAATACTCGAATTGACCAGAATCATGGTTATCGTACATGATAACGTATTTATTTTCGCTATTTTCCATTTATCTATTTTTTAGGTGTGATTAAAGGTGAATAATACCCCAATTTGTCTAATAAATAATAGTTTTAAACTTACCACATTTTTCACAGCAAAAGACTTCTGTAACTTTTGTTATTTCATAAAACTCAACAGGAACGTTTTTAGCAAATAAAAATGTTTGATTGTATTCTGCTTTAGGCATTGCTACACGCTTGATTTTATCTTCAACTTTTCGGATTGAGTTGAACTTGTGTCGGCAAAATAATTGTGCTATTCCCATTTTATACTGAGTGGTTTTTAGATGATTCATAAACTTCGGTGACTTCTAATCCCCCAAAAATCTGATTGACAAATTGCTCAAAAGTCAAATTAACCAAATAGGTTTTCGTGGATTTGTCTTTAAAAAATTTGACCAAACAAACCTCAATAGCATTTTGAGTGAATCTTTCGATAGACAGTTCGTAGCGCAAAACCATGTCCTTTTCGTCGTTCGGATATGGCAAACTACCGCGTGACATCGCCGACAATTCGGCTATGATATTGGTTTTAAATCGCTGCATAGACACACCTTGGTAGGCATATCGTTGAACGCCTATCGGAATCATTTTGACTATCTTTTCTTGCTCTACTGTCATCATGTCGCTATTAGGTTTGAAATACGGTTTTGTACTAAGTGCTATTATTCAAAATAGAAAACACGGACATCGCCAGTTTCATTTCTGCCATCAACAATACTTTGTAATTCCTGCTTTATTTCTGATATAATCTTCACTTTGGTTTCAATAAATTCAGCTTCTTTATTGAAATTATGCTCTCTTAAAAAGCGTAATTTACTAAGCATTTCATTTTCTTTTTTTGATAAACAGGCTAAAAACTTAGTTATTTTTTCCATCGTTGATTTTATTTTAAGACTTAAACTTCGGCAAAATACCAAGATAAAAATACCGATTTTCTATTTGATTGAATGTCATGTAAAAGTCCACTTTTTTGAAGTTACCTTTCATTGAATCTTCTTGATATTCACAATCACCGCCTTGCAAAAGTCCTTTGTTTAAGTACGCTGGAACTCTGCAATCCCGAACATAGTCAATTAGGTGCTCATCAACTTCGCAGGGATATTTAAGGTATTTATCTAAATCCAATCCCGAATCTTCCCAACCTTGACGGGTTTTAATCGTATTTTTCACCGTTTGGGCAAAGTCGCAAAGCGAGCCAAAATCGACAACAATCTTGTCATTTTCTTTGATTTCAGCAGGCAAGCCAAAATACTTTTCAGTCACCAATTCGTATTCGCATCTTTCAAGTGCCATAATAGTTGATTTTAGAAATTATAAAATATTTTATTGATTGCGATAACTGCTAAGCTAAATCACGCAAACCACAACAGAATCATTGCGATGATAATTCCCGCTATTGCACGTTTGATTTTGACTTGTTTTTCTACGTGCTTTTTGTGGCGTGGCGAATAGTCGTAAAATTCGCCGCTAATTTTGATGTTATTTCTCATTTTTATAAAGTTTTTTATACTGTTCAATGCCAAATACAAGTGCAAAAAGTGGTGTAAATGCCGTACCAAATGCCTGTTTATTGATGTAGCAGTGGTACGAATAATCCTCACCTCTGATTATTTGAATGTCCTTGTCTTTTTGGAAATCCATGATGTCAGAAAGATTGAAGTTCTTTTTGACATATTTATTCTCGGATTCAATCGCTTTGTCCATCTGATTGTTTTTCATAATCAATATCTTTAATCCTTTGCTCAAAATCTCTCAAAATTGCAACCAAGTCATCCGATGAACCAACCGCAAACCGATTCGTTTCAATGACGATGTAATAATCTTTTTCATCGTCCTTGTCGTTTTTGTCGTACAAATGAAGGAGCGCGGGCTGCGCCGTAACTGTTAATGTCTGCATTATTTGCCTTTCATCGCTGTCATCGGGCTCTATGAGGTATTCTATCGTCACCTTTCCAATTTTTATGCTTTTATCCATCTTAGTTATCTAAATCCGTTTGTGAAATAATAGACGTATCACCGTGTTCTGTACCTGTAATCTCATCAATCATTTCAGAACCATTGATGAGATTCATAGCCAATTGTGCATTTACTTCGGATAGCAGTCGAAACATATTTGACGTGGCAGTAAGTTTGTGTTCTAACAACCGCTTATTGCCGTTGAAATCTTTTTGTAGATTTGCTTTGAATCTTATGTTCTCATTTTCAATCTTCGCAATTGAATACGATGGATTGATTTTGAGTAGGAATTCAGCGAACCCCTCAGTATGAAGTACAACCGTTCCAGCGACATCTTCTCTATCGAGTATGGCTTTGATTTCGGCTAAAATGCGTTTTAGTTTTGGACTGTATTGCATGGTTTTTTATTATTTTTCAAATTATACAAGCACAGGGCTTCGGTACTTCACCAACTTTTAACCCATACTTCTTTTTTAATATTGTCACAAATTTTTGTGCGCTTTGGTGTTCCGTTGCCTCTATTCCGTCTTGCTGCATTTGCTCAAAATAATGAGCGAGTTCAAAAAGGAATAAATTACTTGTTTCTTTATCGGTTGTTACTCGATTGACTGAATAATCCAAGTCTATTTCTAATTGTGAGGCTTCATTAAATCCTTCTCTATCATGTACAAAAGTCACGTACCAATGGAGAATACCTCCTTTTAAACAACCTGTACAATTTGCGTGTTTCCACACTGAATATGTTAGAGGGGGTTCTATACCTATCTCACGAGTGCTGTAAATTGTTCTTTCTTTCCAAAATGCAAGCGGATAATCCGATTTATAGCCCATTCCAGATAAAATACCTACACGCCTTTTTATACGAGCTTTCTCAACTAAATCAAACCCATAATAGACTGTCACCTGCTCACCAAACAGAGTATTAAAGTTATTGATTCTCAAATACTTGTCAAATGGTTCAGTTTTTAGTTTTGCCGTACAAATAGCGTTACCATCTTGTGATGTAATAGCCCCCGCCTCACGACAAACATCAAATTGATTGGGTATATCATCGCCTATTAATCCTTTATGATTCTGAAATGTTATGTCAATTCCTAAATATCTTGCCACCTCTTTTTTAAATCTCTTAATGTCGGCGTTTTCTTTTTTAGGATTTATGTCATGGTTCAGAAGAATAACATTTTCCTTTCCAAACCTGCGCGTTACCTCTATTGCAACCAACGCGGATGAGTGCCCCCCCCCCGAATAACAAACTAAATGTTTCATGTTTTTAACTTATGTTACTTGATACTCCGTTGAATTATTTTCACAAAGGTAATTTTAAATAAATACAATCACAAATTTAACACACAGAAAAATTAAAAAATCTGTAAATTGGCTTAAATTAAATTTTACTGTCAATAGGGGATGGAAGTAGTCAATCAATTAAGAGAAGCTGTACGGCAAGATGGTTTAGAGAATGCACTTGACCGTTATTACTCGGTGTATCGCGGCACGGTCGTGGACAACGAAGACCCCGAATTTCGAGGACGGCTAAAAGTCAGTTGTGTTGATGCTTACGGCAGCGAATATTTAGACGATTGGGCTTTACCGATGGGCATACCGTCGGGTGGCACAACGCTTTGGCAAATTCCATCTGTTGGCAATACGGTTTGGATTCAATTTGAATACGGTGATGTCCGCTTTCCTGTTTGGTCGTGGGGCTGGTTCAAAGACGGTAGCGCACCACAAAGCGCAAAGGTGGACGGCAATAAAATAGCGGCAACCATTTGGCAATCGGCTTCTGGTCATCGCATCGTGATGGATGATAAAAATGGTATTGTGAGCATACGCAACGTATCAGGTGATGAGATTGAAATGAGTAAAACAGGTATTGCCGTAAAATCAAACAATATTGCTGTCGGTGGCACAGTAGAAAAAGCCGTAAAAGGTAATACCTTAACATCGCTGCTTTCTCGCTTACTGACAACAATCAGCACAGCGACAACGGTGGACGGTAAACCTTTGAATCCTGCAACGATACAGCAATTGACACAAATTTCAACTGAATTACAAACAGTTTTGTCACAAAAAGTAACTTTAGAATAATGAATTACGCATATCTCGGAACGGCAATAAAGACCCCCCTCAGTATCTTGTCAAATGGGCGTGCTGAAACAATCGGATCAACAGAAACGGTTCGGCAAGCCATTGAACGGCTTTTGTCAACACCCAAAGGTTCTGTCTTTTTCAATCGGCAGTACGGCTGTCGTTTGGAAGAACTACTGTTTGAGACAAACGACACGGTTCTTGCTGCTATGATTCGACAATTCATTCTTGAAGCCATCCGCGATTGGGAACCACGTGTCAAATTCTTGGACGCTCAAATCACGATTGACGACAACACCTGCAATTGTTATATCCGTTATCGGATATTGGCATCCAATGAGATTGATGCACTTATCTATCCATTTTACCGTACAACAAAATATTAAAAATGGCAAACGTTAATATACCCTACGTCAATCGTAGCTATCAGCAAATCAAAGAGTTTATCTTGACACGGCTTTTTGGCGTGCGCGATGACAACGGACAGTTTGTGCCAGGTGCTGGGCTTGTGCCTGAAGTAACCGACCATACGGAAAACAGTCTTTTGGTGCGCATTATTTCAGTTTGGGCAGGACTCATTGAAATGCTCAATTACTATATTGACAATGCCAGTACCGAAACTTTCTTGGCAACGTGTCGGCGTTATCGGTCGGGTGTTTTGATTGCACGATTCTATGACTATCGCATCAAATGCCGCACGGCTGCAACTGTCAATATCACTTTTTATCTGTCGGCTGCGCACACGTCAACCGTTACGATTCCAGCCAATACCATCGTTCTGACCGCCGACGGTATCAATTTCTACACAACGCAGGATTTGGTTATTGCCATTGGCGATACGCGCGGCACGGTCGGCGCACGGCAAGCGAGTAATATTGGGTTCACGACACTTGGCACCAGCAACGGCAAAGCCAATCAGGTATTTGAATTGGCGACGACAACGGCTTTCAATTCTGTATCTATCCGTATTGGCGGCGTATCATACGCTTCAAAAGATACGTTTGCCTTTTCGACACCTACGGACAAGCATTTTGTCGAGACGGTGAATGAATCGGGCGTGCCAATTGTCAAATTTGGAGACGGTTACTTTGGTATCATTCCAGCAAGTGGCGCAACGATTGAAGTATCGTATAAAACGACATTTGGGGTATTTGGTAATGTTGCGCCGTATCTCATCAATACGATTGTCTCATCGCTCACGTTACCATCGGGCATAACGGCAACTTGTTCAAATCTCAATGCCGCTTCAGGTGGTGGCGAGATTGAAAGTTTGGCAGAATTAAAACGCCGTGTACCCCTCAGTAACAGAACCCGAATGGCAGCAGTGCCAAAACAAGATTATATTGATTTGACAGAAACGTATCCATCGGTTCAAAAAGCAGGTGTTGAATACTCGTGCGGTGCGGACATCAAATTGTACATCGTGCCCACAGGTGGGGGTATTGCTTCAACGGAGTTGTTGGCAGACGTAACGACGTACATGGATGATAAGAAAATCATGGGTCGGCGGTTATCGGTCTTACCAACTGGACAGGTGCGTATAAAGTTGGGTATTCGTTTACGGATTCGACCAGACTACAACCAAACGGCGGTGTATGCGGCGGTCAAGGCAAAACTCACAACGTTTGGCAGTTATCTGAATCAACAGATTGGCGGCGCAATAGAATTAAATGATGTGATTGCGGAAATTGAATCTACTGAGGGGGTGATTGTTTCGAAAGTAGATACGATGACAACGATACCCTTTGCGCGACCTTTGGGCGATTGGCAAACACTCGATTGGACAGTCGCAACGGGCGTAAACTCCAGCGAAACAGTACAGTGGAAAATCAGTTTTACAGCCGTTGACCGTTTTCAATTGTTGCGCAATGGTTCATACATTGGCACGTATGATGTCGGCGATACGGTGACACGCAATGAAATGGTTTTTACCATCAATGACGAGTACGCCATCGGTGATGAGTGGGTGTTTACGACCTATCCGTATTTTGGTTCGGTTATTTTATCGGAAATGTCGCTGCCTGTAATTTTGGAGGGGGATATTGCTTTGTCGGGTTACTGATTTATATGAGGTGTAAAAAAGCCGTTTGGGTGTTAAGTCCAAACGGCTTTTTCATAAATAAGAGTGTCCACGTCCCCCAATTCTGGTCACGACCTTACTGAAATTATCTGTCGGGAGTCGTGGACTATCGTGATTTTTACTCTTTATTTTTAGGAAATGCTCTACTAAACGGCTTCACAAAATTATTTTCAGTCTTAACACTGCTTAACCAGCCATCGGTTCTAATCTGTGCAGTAAGTCCCGAATATTCTCTGATTTCTTGAATCATCTCAATGGCACTGATTTTACCTGCCATATTCTTATCAAGTATCGGTAACAAACCTTTGGTTGTTTCATCGTTTCCTTCGAAATTAAAGCCAATATTATTTATACTAATACTTGAGCCATCTTCGAACACAAATGAAGCCAATAAGCCATTGACATAAACAATACGCCCATTATCGGAGTTGACATCGCTCATAATACCAATAAGCGTTTTATGCGCGACTTGATAAAGAAAGCGCAGCTTTGGCGGGTTAAGTTCATCACCACCGTATTCTATTTTGGTGCGCTCAATAACGCCAAACTGATAAGGGTTTTGGTCAATTCGATTCAATTCTTCGAATTCATGTTCGATGAGGTAATTGATAGCTTCCTGTGCTGTATCAAATTCCTCAATCGCTGTAACGTGTCTTTTTTCCATTGTGATTTTTTTACTCAAAGATAGATAAAGTATGTTCAGTCTTGATAGTGACCGTCGGCAATATTGGATTGATAAAAATTGTCATTCCGCTCGGTACGTCTTCGCCATCCATTTTGACAACACGATAAACAAAGTGTCTGTGCGTGGGCGAATAGCCGTTGTACTCGATTTTGTATTCCGTTACATCGCCTGTATTTGTTGGGTTTACGGCTTTGATAACATTCGCTGTTTTCTCAAAACTGCGGAGCATTTTTGCGCTCAATGTGTCCGATTTACCCTCATAGTTCTTTGTCGCTGTCAAGTGATTTGTGAAGACCTTGAAATCAAAGTCTTTTTGAGCTTGCATACTGAGGGGTAGTACAAGTAGGAGAAATACGAGTTTTTTCATTGTTTTATTCTGTCTATAAGTGAGATAATATTTTGACAAGCTTCTTTTGGCTGGTCAATTTGCAAAGCATATTTTTTAGCGATGTGTTCATAATAGTAAAATGAATTCATATCGCGCACATCTATGTCGTAGTGCAGTTTTTTGGTTGCAAATTCAATGCACAGGCGTAATCTTTCAGATAGAGAAAGTTTGGGCCTAATGACGTTGTAATCAAGCATCATAAGTCTAAAAGTGTCTGTCGTCATAAAACAAACCCTGCGGTCACGCCTTTGTTCCGATACGGTTTGACAAGGGACAATAGTTGAGACAGACCAAAAGTCACTTGGTAAAAGCATATTTATGAGAGCCATATTGTTTAATTATTCAGTTTTAATGATACGTTTTACAGTTGCGATAATGATTAAGACCAGCAATTGAGCTGATAAAAAGGTAAACACAAACTTACCAAGCGTATCTCCTCTAAAAACAGAGAAAACTATACTTACTAAGCCTGTAATTAAATGCGTTGTTTTATATCTGTTTATATTCATTTTCCAATTTTTGACATTCTTTTACTATTGTTAATTGAAATTTACACTCATTAATATATTCAGTCTCCTTAGTACCAATTAAGTCCTTTTGACTTTCCATAACAAAAACACGCAACCCTTGACAATCATGCACTACTGACACGCTATTGTAGGGCAGACCTAAACCCATTAAATAACTGTGCATTTGCCTCATGGCTGTATAATTGTATTCTTGCATAACTGCTTTTATAAAACTTGGTAATTAAATGATGATTTAAAGCACCCTTTGACATAAGCAAAGTCAGGATTGCCGAGGGTTGTGTAACCAGCTTTTACAGGCTTATTCATGCCCATTAGCATGATGAACATTTTTAGGTCGTTCAACTCACCTTTTCCGACTTGGTAAAACCCTTGTCTTTCGCCTGCCATAAAAGGTCTCAACCCTAATAATGTGTTTTCAGCAATAAGATATTTACCCGATACGTCATGGTAATACAGCACTTTCTCATCAGACTTTATAAGTTCTGATTTCATGGGCGTTGTATTGGTGGCGGTTGTTTCATTTTCTAATCCGTCGAAAATATTTGCTTTGCTCATTTATTATAGTTTTAAAAAAGCTCCTATGTTATTAATTTATTGTTGATTTATTTCCAATACTTCGCCTCTCAAGACAAATATTAAGTTTTGCAATTGGTGTATATATTGCACATTGAATATTATCTTGCTGTTGAACCAAAACGAATAAACTGGCTCACTACCGTCGTTGTGGTCAAAGCTATAAAGTTGGACATTAGAAATCTTTTTCTGCCACTCCTCGGTTACAGGTATAGGCTCAATAATAACACCCGAAGCATCAATAAAACCTTTTACAGCATCGCTACCAGTTAATTCGAGTGCTTCAATACCATTTACTGACATAGCAGCAATTTTATAAATACCATTGCCACTTTTAACCAAATTGCCAATCATTAACTCATTTACATTCATTCTTTAATAAATTTTAGTTCCTGCCTATCATTCACATAAAAGCAGATGTTTTGCAATTCATGTACATAATCGCACCGAATAAGTGCCGCAAAGCCGTTTGGTTGAACGCCAAAATGTTCTTTATTGTGCTCATGGAAGCTGAACACAACTTTTGGATTAGTTGACAATACATAGATGTTACCATATTCATGCTTTAACTCGAATCCAAGATTTAACAGCAGTTCTTTTGTGATAGGTATGGGCTTGCAATTATCTAAATCAACGATATAGCCTCGCTCAATTTTGTCGCCTCTATACGCATCAATTAACAGTTGACAGCCTTCATTTGTATCGCACCGCGTGAGGTGCTCATGGGGTTTAAATCCGTTAATTTTGGCAATCAGTCCTTCATCATCAATGATTAGGTTTCCAATTCTTAGTTCGTTTGCTTTCATGCTTTAATTAATATTAGTTCTTCACCTGCCAAGGCAAAGAACAAGTTTTGAATTTGATGGATAAATTGAACCTCTATGTATGAGTCTGCATCGTGAATATGAAAAATATTAAAGAGGTAACAACCATCTGTTTTGGACTTATAGATACCGTGATTTTCATTTACCCATGCAAATAGCTCGGGCGTGTATATAAACCCGAATCTTTTAAGCCACTCCTCAGTAATTGGAATAGCTTCAATGTACTTAATAAACTGATGAAAATCCTCGTAATATTGATTTGGCTTTCTTTCTAATTCAACCAAACTAATAGAGTATTCATCGTGCATTTCTGAAATACCCCTTACGACAACAGGAATATCTTTCATGCCTGGATGATACTCTTTGTTGTTTATTGTCACTATGTTGCCTATCCTTAATTCTTCAGGTTTCATAACTTCTCATTTATCCAGCACAAAAAAATCATCATTGATTCTTTTGCACCACGTTCTATAATGCGATTTCCTAATTAGGCGTAAATCAACGCCCAGTTTCAAGACTGAAAAAATATTATACTCGACCTTGATTGAACCATCACTCAGTTGATAGGCTTTAGTATAATCAAGTGTCTTTCCTATTCTCATTTCAGCAAATCGAGATGCTTCAATCACGATAATGTTTGCAAAACGACTTGTCTTTTCAGTTGCGTTATTGTGGTAATGTTCGTTACCACCGACGTATGTTTTGATTTCGACAATTTTAGTGATGCCGTTAAAGTTGCAAATAGCATCAAACTCGAACTTAACCTTGTCAATCACTACCTCTCGATTAGGCAATACATCACATTGATACGACAGCCAGCCACGAATAATATTTTCGATGTGCGTTGACAGGATATTGCGAATGAAGGATTTCTGACTGTTTGATTTGTTTAGATTTACTTTTCGCATGGGATTAAGACTTTTTAATCATTGATTTTTTGGTAATATTCAATGATGGTCGCCAACTCTTTTGCGTTGCATTGGCGTATCTCAATATCTTGTTTTTGTTGCGCCAAGGCATCTTTCCAAAAACTGACTAAATCTTTAGTCAGTTGCTCAAGAATGGCTTTTTGCTGTTTGAAGTCAAAGTTGTTGCAGATGTATGCAACTGTTTGTGTGGCATATTGAAGATGCGGCTCTTGTGGTACTGGGTCTCCTATCATGATTTATTCCGTTGATTTTAAATTTATTTTAAAAAATTGATTCCTTTTTCCGTTAACCCAACTTTCAAACGTTTGGCGTTTACGTGCGCACAAACGATATATTTATTGTCCTTCAGCCACTGATAGTGTTTAACTTGTAGCGTTCGGACATTGAGATAATGCGCCAAATCAACAAATACAAGCTGCGTACTGAGGCTTGATTTCTCGGCAATGTCATCCAAATATTTCCGTGCTGTTTTTTCCATTGACAACGAATTTACAGAGTTCCAAAAATGACTCAAACACAAACACGTCCCATCCTTCTGTCAACATGTGCATAATCAACTCAAAGTCTCTTTCTGTTTGCACAAAGCCTTTTAATTCAATTTTATGCGAATGAAAACCTTCGTTTAGGTCATATATATAGTAGTACGTTTTTGCGTAATTCGATACCTTATGTATGCCAATGCCTGCAAAAACACCATCCTTTACAAAAAGCAAAGGTTTTTTGTCATACTTCGCTTCACTTAATGCTTCATTCACGATTTTACGAAGGTTTGGCAGTTCAATTTTTTCCATGCGCTTTTTTACTATTTAAAAGATAATACAAAAAATAGATAATAAAAATATCATCAATTAGCCTTGCAACAACATAATCAAATAAGGTAAACTTGTGCGGTATAGGCAGTGTCCACGACCAAATTGTTATAACAAAGCCTATCAATGAAAAATGATAGTTCAAGTTGTTTTTCATTTTGATTCCTCTAAAGCCAAACCTTTTGAAATAAGACCCAACACATCAAATCGGCAGGATAAAAGGTATAAATGCACGCTCGTTGGTACTTTGATATTGCTTGGCGTTATTATCCAAATAGAACCCATATAGCCAATGCGAAGTGCTTCATTAAACCAATCATTTTCTATTGTAATCAATATAGAATTTGAGTAAACATCAAAACTGTAATCCGTTTCGGGATAGGTTACTTCTGGGTGAATGATTCTTTTCAATACTTCAATCGCTTCATTTTTCTTCATATCTCTAATTAAACGTAAAATAGGCTTGACTACCGAGGGGTCAAAATTAGCCCGCTCACAAATCACTTTATTGGCGACAATGTCAACACCTTCAATGGTTGCAGGTGTGCCAACAGCCTTATCAGTAGAATCAAAAATCATACATGGAAAGCCTATGTATAGAGCGAATTCAGATATTGAAATCATTAGCTTTTAATTTTCAACAAAGATAAATTAAATAATTACAATCACAAAATTAACATCTTGAAAATCTAAAAAAATCTATAAATTGACACATCTCATAATAATCTATCAATAGTCATGCTTTTCAAAGATAAAATATTCAGCCTACTCGGTCCAAACGAAAAAAGGACGGATAGTAATAAGAATTCAAGCGGCAAAGGCACGCTTGAACGCTACATGTCGGCTTTTGGCGATGATATTGATACGAATATTGTACCGCTCATCGAAAACTTGGTTCAAAACACCACCGATATAGAACTGATGTTTACACGGTTCTTAGATGTTCAAGAGGAAACGAGGGGTGTTTTACCGCTCTCTTTTTCGCGCGGCTCATCGGACGAGGAGGAACGTATCAAAGACGAGTGGATGCGTCGGCGACTGTTGCTACACATCGAAAAGATACTGGCTGTCAGAGGTACAAAAAAAGGTTTTCAATTGCTTTTCAGATTGATTGACAGTACCATCACCGTTATCACCATCAACGAGGCTTTTTCGGAAAATTTCTACGACGAATCGGAGTTTGACGATGGATTGAAATTCGACGTATCTATTTGCTCTGAATGCCCTGTTTACTCGATTGTCATTGTATCGGATGGCACAACCGAACCAACGGACTATATCATCAAGTGCGCCAAATCAATCATCGCATTCAACCAGCCGATTGACGTAAAACTGGGTACAATCACATACAACGGGTTCGCCATTTCTCTATAATTCTCTATCATAATAATTCAACGGAATATCATGCAAAAGCGTTTTTTCAATTATAAGGACATTATCAAATCGTTTGATGCCAATCAAAGGGATTTTGCCATTGCGCCGAGTGGCGTATATGCTGGCTTTGATGAAATACAAGATGCGTCGGTGGGCGAAATACCCCTTTCAAGTGGCGATGTCGGTATTCGGTTTTTGCACACCACAACAGCGATGCGATATATTGATGATAACGGCGACGATGCTATGCTGTCATGCGTCAAGTCAGAGCAAGGCGCAATCATCACCGAAACTACACGCATCACACTACCCATTACGTCAGACCCTACATTGGATCGTATTGATGCCATCGTGTTGCGGCACGCCTATACTGAAGTATCTGGCGGCGCAGCGGCAACGTATGAAGTTATACAAGGCACTGAGGGTGAAACCGTAGAACCAACAATTTCTATTGATACGGAGCGGACGGTTATTGGTTGGCTTTTGGTCAAAGCAGGTGCCGCAGATGCAAGCGACATGGTTTGGCTGCGGAAAGAAACACCACAGTTTGGCAACAAAGATTTTCGGCAGCATCAATTGTCACTCAAAGCCATGTTGTCCGTTGCGGAACATGATGCTGTTTTAACTTTCACCAGCAATGACTTAAATCTGCCATTTACGGGCAATATCTACAAGGTGAAAGCACGTGCAACAACAGGTCAAAACATCGTTCATCAAATGCCAGCGCGCACACGCAAGGTTTTTGGTACGGATGAAGTTGGGGCGATTGTTTGGCTGCATGTAACGGATGATTCGGTGCCGTTTATTCTCTATGATAAGGAGAACCTACTTGAAATGGGCGCAACAGAACCCGATAGCGGCTATAAGTGGATAAAGACAGGTGCAGGTAAAGAAATATCAGTAGCAGCGGGAGGTATCGTGCAACTGATTGAACGTACCGAGTTTTGGGAGGTAACGGGTGTTATAGATTCGGCAATACACCCTAATACTCTTGCTGATAAAATCAATAACAAAGGCACATGGTGGCTTGAAGATGATTTTATTAGTGCTGTTCGTGCCTCACTTGGTCACACTTTAGTCATTCATGGGCGTAAGGCGGTCAATGTCAATAGTTCAGGATTTATTGAAATTGGTTTAGCAGCAACACAACGCAATGTGTTTGAAATTACCGTACCAACGGGCGTGACAGATATTTTTGGGTTAGATGAAACATTGAAATTTACAGACCTTATAACGGGTTATGGCGCAGAGGTCATATTGAGATTCGTAACGGTTACACCTGGACGAGCCTTTCTTCGCTTAGGCTCACAACCTAATCACTTCAAAGCACAAAACGGTTTTGATTACATTGTCAAGGCGGGGTCAATCGTTAAGTGTTTACAAACAGATACAGGGCTATTCATTATTTCGGGTGATGCCTATGAGAAATGGATAACCCCCTCAGTACCTGGCACCGTATCAACGCTGATTCGCAACGGCGCATTCCGTTACAAGATTGGTGTGGATGGTAAAATACAATTTGAAGGTTCTGTTGAGGTAGCCATTGGTGAGACAGCGGATATTTTGGTTTTACCAACGTCGCTTTTTGCATCGGAGAATCTTTTAGGCGTGCAGGAAATCAACGTTTTCCCACTTTCGCCAGCCGTTCCAAATGCTTACAGCCGTATGACTTACGCCAATGATGGCACAAATGTAACCTTTACGATTGAAGCGGGTAGTGGCGCATCACAAACGTTCAATTTTAAGGGAACGTACATCAATTATCGGTAGGTTTGAACGAGTTTAAAGTTTAAATATTTTCATGCTAGACGAACGCTTGTTGGATAATACCAGCAAGCGTTTTTTGTTTCCCTAAAAAACGCATTGTTTGACTTTTTGCAGAGATGCACTATATTGTATCAGTTCATAAATACCTATCAACAATGGATGCGTCATCAAAAGGACTTATCACGGAAGCGATAAAAACAAAAATCGAAAGAATCATCAATGTTTTTGAAAACGATGATTTTGATAAGCCCAATTACGGCTTACTGAAGGTCTATCAAGATGGGCGCAAGGTGAGAGGTATGAAAACTTTTCAAATCACCTACGGTGTGAAGCAAACCACCGAGCAGGGCAGTTTAGCAGATTTGATTGAACTGTACTGCGCGACAACGGGCGCAAAGTTTGGAAGCGAGCTGCGTAAGTATTTGCCGCAAATTGGTATCAAACCTTTGTACAACAACGGCTCATTCAAAAGGCTACTCATTGCGGCAGGTGATGATCCAATCATGAAGCAATGCCAAGACCAATTTTTTGATGATGTGTATTGGAAACCTGCGAAGAATTGGTTTGATGCTTTCGGGTTTAAGCTACCCCTCAGTATGTTGGTGATTTACGATAGTCAGATTCATTCAGGCGGCGTGTTACAGTTTTTGCGCAACCGATTCACCGAAAAGCCGCCAAGTTTTGGGGGCGATGAAAAACGCTGGGTTGGTGATTATGTCAAGGAGCGCGATAAATGGCTTGAATTCAATGAAGATTCCTTGCTCCGTAAAACAGATTATCGAACAGACTGCTTTTTAGAGCAAATGAGAAATGACAATTGGCTACTTGACAAAACGGTACGCATACTTGACGGTAATGGTCATTTGAAAGCCAATGTCTTGTAAAAAGGTGTAGATTGAAGAGTATTGAAAAGAACTGCTGACAATGATATGAACATATCTCGTAATAATCCAAACAACTCAACAAAAAATGAATAATCAGTTTACGCCTGATAAAACGGGCTATAAGGTCATTGACGCAGTTCTTTATTGTTTTTCGTATTTATTCTCAACGTCACGAAAGGACATAAGAGCTTTTTCGTTGGTTGCCTTTATTCTCATCGCGGTCGTTGGTTGGGGGCTTTTTGTGAGAGAGGTTATCGCAACGCCAAAGAAAATAGACAATGCACGAAAAGAGGAAAGAGAACTGTGTCGTGTTGAAATATCACTTTTGAGAAGGGATATTGACACATTGAAAAAACAATTTCTTGAATTAGAAATCGAATACAAAAAGTCGGAAAAGGAGGCAAATGAATCTATTACCCGACTATATGAAAGAATCATTAAAAATAAGGAACAATGAAATCAGCTTTCTTTTTAGCCATATTTTTCGCATCGTGCATTGCACTGCCTTTTCAGTCACAGAAGATAACGGATCAATTCAACAATGACTGCTGCCCAAAAGAGGGACACAAATCCGCGATAACGCCCTCTTTTGCAGACACGACAAAACAGCTCAAACAAGAGCGAGATAGTTTGAAAAAGGACCGACTGAAAAAGCAAAGGGCGATTGAGCGCATGTTGAATGAGGAGGCTAAAACGAAAGCCAAAAAACCTTAAAAACCTAAATAATGGAAAAGAAAAATCGGATAGCTGTTAATCTTATATGGTGTATCATTGGTATCATCATCGGTGCGGTTGGTATGACTGCTTACAAAAAAGGCGATGTAAAGCCGACGGATAACACGTCTATCATCGTTGCTGCTCAACCTACACTGGGGCATATACTTGACTCATTAGAGTACGCCAAAAATGCCACAGCATTATTGGTTGCGAGAGATTCAGTGACGGTGCTTGAAAAAAAGTATCGTCAATTATTGGGCAAGTTCGTAATTGGCGACACGGTTAGAACTAAAGTTCAGGCATCAACGCCCATTCCGCAGACAGTCATCATTCGTATTCGCGACACAGTTTGTCCTGATGATATACTTGTGAAAGCTAAAATAGACACCCCTCAGTATAAGTCGCAGTATGGATTGAAATTGCCTTACGAACTCAATATTGAAAATGCGTTTGTGGGTATTTCAATTGGCATCAATAAGGATTCTGCCATACTTCGGCAGTTGAATATTTACAGTCAGGTTGAGGTTGAAAAATCAGAAAAGAATTTGCCTGGTTATAAGATTCAGCGCACGGTCATGTTCAAACGAAGTAATCCTTACATAACCGCTTTTTCAGACGGTTATATCGAAGAACCAAGATTGACAAATAAGGGACTCATACTCAAACAGGCTAAAGTAGCTGCGTGGACCATTCCGATAACCTTTGCAGCCACTTATTTTTCAGTTAAACAGGGTTGGATTAAATAGTAAACATTAGGCAATCAGACTGCCAACAACGGAATATCAAGTAATTACTCATATTTTTAAAACGTTTTAGAGATGAAATTTAAAAAGTTCTTGTTCTTATCATTTGCATTTTTGCTTTCATTTGCGCCGATGGATAACATTGCTGCGCAGGCAGCAAGCCCCACAGTCGCCGACACCCCAGCAGTGGCACAGTCAACGGCTGTCAAAACAACACAACCGTCCGAGACAGCAGCATTGCCTGCGGCAACTAATACCGATACCAATCTGATTGGTACGGTTGAGTTGCGGAAGTTGGACTTCAGTACGCCGCAAAATGCAAAAGACACCATTATTTGGTTACTCACAACGCTTCTTGCCATATTGTTTGGCTACTCAAAAACGGTTAAGGAGTGGGCGGCAAAAGACGCTAATCTAAAGGGGCTAAGAATTGGTGTTGCAATTGTGCCAGTTATTGTCGTTGGATTATTATTTGGTTTCAAAGGCGATTGGTTGCAATTGTTGTGGGATACCATCTCGACTTTGTTTTTTGCTGGGGGTGCTGTTGGTATATTTATTAACCCTCTTGTAAAATCAACTAAACAATACGATGTCAATAAATTTGACGGGTCATTGAATTAAAGTTATATTCTTTTTTTTATTTTGAGAGAGAGATATTAAATTGACTATATTTGCAAGATGATTAATAATCAACGGAATATCTTTTTAACATTAAAACGCTTTATTATACATTTTGTATAATAAGGCGTTTTTTCATTAACCTATGACACATATATGATTACTCAAAAACATTTATTGGATATTGTAGCCAAAAAAAAAGGATTTGGTCGATATACGCTCGAATATTATACCAATTGCTTATTGATGGAAATTGCCGAACAACTAAAAAAAGGTGAAACGGTTGATTTAGGTGAATTTGGGCAGTTCAAGCCATCGGCAGTCAAAGAGCATGTACTTTCCTTCAATAGTAAAGTCACCGTTCCAGCCCATACCAAAATCACTTTTTCAAATAGTGATATTCTGAAAGGATACATCAACGATGATATTAAGCTGTTTAAGATGGAAACAAAAAAACCCCCTCAGTAACTGAGAGGGTTCACTAATCAACGGAATATCAAATCAACTACTAGGAGAGAGATGATATTACTATCTTTATACCCAGTGCACAAAACGCAGTGGGTTATTTTTTTTTGCCTTAGGGATACGTATTATTGTAAGTTATGTGCTGCTGTTTTGGTTGGATTTTTTCTCAAAGATGTTCAATTAGATGGTTGCGTATGGCAAAAGTAGTTATAAGCTGCTGAAAAATCAAAATTTTTTATTTACAATATAAATGATTTTTAATCAAAAAAATCGTTTTTAAGTACAATTTGATACATTTTTAACCATTTTAGATTACAAACAATCATATTTTTAACAAAAAATAAATAATTAACAAGTCTATTTTGAATGTTACTTTTTCGTTAAATCAGTCTGCCTGCTATTTTTTGAACGGTGTGAATTATTTTTTGTTAAATTTGTGATTTTATTACAAAACTAACTGAGTTAAAAGTGAGAGAGTTCAAACGATTTAAAGCCGAACCAAACTCGGTTCGGGCAAGGGTAAAAGTACCTTTTGTGTTAAAAAACAGGGTTGAGGTCTTTTTTCATAAATGGATTAGATATGAAAAAGGCATAAGACTTACTGATGCTTACATCTATTGCCTACAAGAATGTATTAATTGCCACCTAAACGATGCTGATTTTTTTAACGACATTATTGGAAAGGAGCTGTATAAGGAAGATGTAACGGGCGAAGAGTCAATGATAATTCTCCCTCGTGATGTTTCAAACGGTATTGATATGCTGAAAGATGTGATGCGTTACAACAACAAGCAAAAGACAATTATCTCATGTATTGGCGTTGGCATCACTTTGTTCGAGAAGCAAATGGCGGTCTAGTACTTGTTTTTTTTCTATTACGAGAAAAAAAATTTTGTGGTTCAGATTAAACTGTTAATTTTGTGACTGAAATTAAATAAAAAAAATTAAAGTCAAAATCATGGTAGATACTTTTGAGGATAAAGCAACCGATAATATAGTCATAGAAAGATTACCCGAAGAGGGTATTACAATTCGTGCGTCAGTGCCAATTCGCCTACAAAACAGGATACGGGAAAGATTTGAAGGTACAATCAAGTACGCCGAGATAAGCATACGTGATGTGTACGGCGCATTGATTCGTCGGGCATTAAATTTGCCACAAGAAGAATTTGACAACTTCGCCAATTGCGAGGATGGTGAATACAAGCTATCCGTTGGTACGCATTTTCACATGCCGACCGATATATCGAAAGGGCTGGATAGAGTTCGTGAGGAAAGACGTATCTTGAAAAAAGAGGCGTTTTTGTTGGCTCTTAGAGTTGGATTCGCATCGCTGTAAAAATTTGAAGATACTCTCTTAGATATTGAATTGATGAAAGCCGCACGTAAGATGCGGCTTTTTTTATGCCCAAAATAAGGTTTTCACAAAGTCACAAAAATTTATTTCATTTTTTTTCATATAACTATTGCATTGTCAAAAATAGATGTTAAATTTGTGACTGAAAATAAATAATAAAATTCAACGGAATATTTAAACAACTTTTCCCATGTATAAAAATGTGTCTGAAAAATACATCAACGCCTGCGGTTCTTCAATCGCATTGGTTACGACCAGAATAAAACAGGGTTCTGTTTTTAACCGTCATTACAGTCATGTATCAAAATCGGTAATTGAGCCAGTTGCAAACGCCATTACAGTTATCGGCTATGAATCACATGATGTGGTTTATTTCGGCGAACATGATAAAATGCCCACTATTGAGCGTCGGTACAATCTTATTTATGAGGATAATACTGAGGGGGGATTGGGTCGCACAACGGATTATACAGAATTGGTTAATTGCCCATCTTGGGTTGTGGGTATGAATTTTTCTAGTTTTTCTGATTTCCTACGCTTTTACGGTAAAATGGAATCAAACAAAGACTACGTGCGCTACGCCGATAAAATCGCTGCCTACTACACAGAAAAATTATCTGAACGCGATTGTATTGATGTTCAGTTGACAAGCCTGCAAACATGGGCTTTCAACGATAATTTTGTAAAGGGTCGTTACATCAAAAACATTATTATGGCGACTATGAACAGTGGTGATGCCGTTATTTCAGAGTGTGGCAATATCGTTCGCCGATTGGATAAATTGGGGCGATTGGATAAAATACCGCAGTTTATGGAACTGCTTGCAACCAAAATTAATATCAAATTATTCAATGAGAATATTTGATTTTGTGGTGTAAATGTGTTAAATTTGTGATTATATTTATTTAATAATTTCAACGGAATATCAAAAATGACTATCGAAGAACTTAACGCCGACGGCTGGCATGAATTGCAGCCCATCGAGCCACAAACCACAGACATTCGTCCATCTCGCCAAATGCGTGATGAGCTTTTAGAGGCTCAACACTATGAGTATCTGGACGAGCAGTAAATAATATTTTTTTAACAATTCAATCAACGGAGTATTTATGAAAATCGTAAGACCGACAGATGCGATTCCACCTCGCACTACAATCGTTATTATCTATGGCGATTCAGGAACTGGGAAAACCTCCTTAGCATTTACAGCTAAAAGACCATTATTGTTAGCCTTTGAAGAAGGCGTTGAGCGTTCGTTCGCAGATGGACGCGGTATTTTTGTGCCTGTTGCAACATGGCAAGAATTATTAGTCGAAATGGATTCAGATAATGGTGAATTGGTTACGCTAATCCGTGAAGAAAACATTCAGACACTTATTGCGGACACTGCTGGAACGGCTATTCAGTCACAAATTACTGACTACGTAAAGTCGTTGGGAGGTAAACTGACGACTAAGGGCGGTTCTGCTTTGTCAATGGATGGATGGCAGCACGCAAGCAATGAGTTTGGTAAACTTATCAAGTTCGCTAAAAAATTCAATTTAGACCTTATCTGTTTGGCTCACTCAAAAGGTGATGGTAAAGAGCAAAAGATGGATATTGATGTGCAAGGTTCGGCACGTGGTATCTTGACCAAACACAGCGACATCATCGCTTACATTTCAACAGATGGTCGTGGTCAACGCTGGATTGAATTAGACGGTACAGAAGACAAAGTCGGCAAAAATCCTGCTCGTATTGGCAGACAAATGATTCCCGCTTGCTCAACCAAAGATAAATACCCAACATTCTTAGAAAATGAAATCATATCTAAGACTAAGGCGGCTATGTTTGGGCAAACAGAGCAACAGCGTAAAGTTGCGGACCTTTACAAGTCGCTCAACGAGCAATTGAATAAGGCAGAAGAATTCAGTGAAGTTGCTGAATTGTTTGGTAAAGCCACTACACTACCTACTTCACTGCAATTTGCATTTATTGACGGTTGCAAAAAGGCGATGAAAACCTTATACACTACCAAGATTCTTGCAACAGTTAAAAAAGCCACGGAGTTAACTACATTAGTAAAGGGTTTCCGCAATGATACAGAAATCCCTAAAATACTACAAGATGCCGTTGGTGCAGCAATTATGAGCCGTTCTAAAGAGTTGGGATTTACATTTTCAACAGAAAAAGGCAAGTTTATTAAAGCCGACGGTACAGAGGAAGAAACACCAGCAGCGGAAGACAAGGTAAACGAAACAGCAAATGAGGAAGCTACTCAAAATTAGTCCATCTACACTTAGCCAATTCTGTGCCTATCAGACTGAAAAGTTTGAGGGCACAGATTGGCAGGTGACAAAAGAAGGCTTGATTGCTTTCTTAAAAGGTCAAAAACTGTGGTCGCCTGCTTTGACCAAAGGACATATCTTTCACAAACTTTTGGAGTTGGGTACTGAGGGGTATGTGCAAACAGATGGCAGTTTGCGTGTGGCTTCAAAATCTAAAAACGAAACAATCTATTTTGACGACTACACACGGCGACTGATTGACCGTTTTCGGGAATTGCATCCCGAAATGATTCACGAAGTACCGTGTCAACTCAAAATGTCGGTGTTGGGATATGAAATCATATCTAATATGCGAATGGATGCCATTAATCCATTTCCACTACGGATTCACGATTTCAAAACCTCATCAAAGCAATACGGACGTGTTTTTGAGGATGAGTATTATGACTCGATGCAGTGGCGCATGTATTTGCTTGCGTGCGATGATGTCGATAATTTTCAGTACGACATCTTTCATTTTCAAGATAACGTACCTGGCGCAACACGTTCAATCGAGTATTACAATTTTCAGTTTTGGCGCGAATCGGACATGGAAAGCCTTGTCGGTGAGTACATGATGGGGTTGATTCAATTTTGCGAAAGGAATGGATTAATTGATTTTTTAACAGTTAAAAGCTAATAAAATGGATGAATTTGAATACTTTGGTTTAGAAGCAGCAGCCATGCAAGCAGAAGCCGAGGCATACGCTGAGGCAGAATATGCACAACAACAAGCTGAGGCAGAATACAATTATGAACAAGAGCAACGAGAATTCGAAATTACTCAAGCTAATTTAATGCTTGATAAAATCAATGATGAAATCGAAAACTTACGAGAAAGAATTTTAGAATTACAGGAAAAAAAGCAAGAAATTTTATCATCTATAAAAAGCTAAAATAACAATGTCATCGTATCAAGCGCAAGGCACACTTATTAAAACTTTCCCAACGGAGCAAGTCTCCGACAAATTTCAAAAACGGTCGTTGTGGCTGCGTACTGAGGGGCAGTATGCACAGACGATTGAATTCCAATTGACCCAAACACGGTGCGATTTACTTGACCAATATGCCGAGGGGATGGAAGTTATCGTACACTTTGATTTGCAAGGTCGTATTTGGAGTGATCCACAGAAAGGCGAACGGGTATTCAATACGCTCAATTGCTGGAAACTTGAACGTGTCGGCGCAGCGCATACAGCACAACCAATGCCATCAGCACCGATGCCGCAACCAACGTACCAACAGCCAACAATGCCCGAGCCGCAAAGCGATTTAGGACTTACAAATACCGACGGAGGTAATGACTTACCGTTTTGACGTTTTTGTTAAAATTTGACAAAAATATATAATCATTATATTTGCACACTTGAAAAAATTATGTATTTTTGCTCACAATTTTAACACAAAATAAAAACATTGATGCTCCGCTTGAAGCTCCGCATTGATATGTTCATGGGATTATAATTTGTTGTTGGCGGGCTTTTACGCTTTTATGTAAAAGCCCATCTTTTGAAAAGTAGCCGAACGGCTTTTAAGATAGTTTTTGTGTTTATTTGTTTTTGATTAGTCGGCGATTGCCTTTGTGTAGTCGCAAACTTTAGGAAAGTAGCTTAAAGGTAGAGCATGAGGTAATATATAAACCAAAGAGCGTTGGTTCGAATCCAGCCTTTCCTACATGAGTGTTCGTCCATAGTAAGTTTGTAATAAGTTGTAAGGTAACGGTGGTTATTTGCTGCCGTTACTTTTTGAAAAGATGTAGATTGTTTTCATTTGGTTTTTTGGGGTTATACGAGCCGTTTTTTCGGAATTGTTAAAGCGGTTCGTTTTTTTAAAAATGGCGGTGTGGAGTAATGGTAGCTTGCCGAGGCTCATAATCTCGGAGTGTGTAGGTTCGATGCCTGCTGCCGCCACAAGACAACTTGATGAAAGGGGCGTACGGTTTTTTGAATGTTGGAATGGTTTGAATTCGCTGTTTCAATTTCTTAACGAACGTGGTTAGGATAAAAAAGACTAAACGCCCCGCTTTTTAAAATTGCATAGATGCAGATATTGGTTAGCCGCGCAGAGTACATTTCTCTGTCCGAGAGGTTGTAGGTTTGATTCCTGCCTATGCAACAACGCATAACAACAAAGGGGCTGCACGTCAGAAGTGACTGCGACAAATTGAATTGAGCGAATAGGGTTGATTGCCGCATTTAAAAGCGGATATAGTACCATCGTTGGTCTTTGGCTTTTTCTGTTTATGCCATTGAAGCACACCAAAACAGAGGATTCAAGGCGTTTAAGGCAGCCACATAATTTTTACTATTCACCAACTATAAATTAATTGAGAGATGCAACAAAAAGACATTATCGCCTTTGACTTAGAAACAACAGGCACAGAGATTTCCAAAAGTTATATCATCCAAATAGCTTTAAAAAAGTTGAGACCAACCGAATGCGGTTTTGACATTATTTCGCAGTGGCAAACGTACATTGAACCACCTATTGATATTCCACCAATCATCACTGAAATCACAGGCATCAGCAATGAGACCGTCAAAGGCGCACCGACGTTTGCCAGCATTGCGCAAGCTTTCGTCAATAAACTGAGGGGTTGCGATCTGATGACGTACAACGCAATGTCGTTGGACCTTCCGCTTTTAGCTGAAGAGTGTGACCGTGCAGGTGTGCAGTTTTTGAAACTCAACGAATTCAGATTGGTTGATCCGTATCAAATCTTCGTAAAGAATGAACCAAGGACTTTGGCAGGTGCGGTTAAATTTTATTGCCACGATACGTTGAGCGATGCGCACGATGCCATGAACGACGTGAATGCAATGATAAAAGTATTCAGCGAACAGCGTAGTCTTTACGGACTATCTGACGATGTGGCGTATTGGGCGGCAGAATCTAAGCCAGCAACCGATAAGGATTATGCGGATTTTTCGCGTAACCTGTATTGGGAAAATGACGAGCTGTATTACGGCTTTGGTAAGAATAAGGGGTCTAAAGTGGATGACAATTTGGGCTATGCCCAATGGGTATTGAACAATGAGTTTTCCGCTTCAACAAAAACCGTGCTTCGCGCCTGGATGAAACGTAAGACACCCGAACTTTTGTAGTTTTTGTAGTTTAAAAATCCTATTTTATAATTTCTCAACGGAATATCAATGGCAGTTCAATTATTTGTCACCGAGGTGACGCAGCAAACCAGCGGCGGCGATGTTTTCATCACCATCCAGCACGGTACGGACAATGCCGTATCAAAATCAAAAATAAAAGCAGATATTTTCCCTTCTGAATTTTTCGGATTTATCGGCAGTATGAACGACAATTTTAAAACCATTTGCGAATTGGGCGGTGACACCAATTATGCCATCACAGGTTTTAAAATTCGTGATGCAAAGTCAGGCAATCAAGAGATTCAGTTCGTCGTCAATATTCGCACCGATTATATTTTCTTTGAAAATGCCAAAACGGATTGGTTGGAAATCAGAGAAATTGACACGTCGCAATTGCAAGGCGGCAACTCATCGTATCGAGAAAAAGCCCGCGCCATCAACGCATTGATTGACAATTTCAACAATTTACAACTTCTTATCAGAGACAATATCGCTGCATGGCTTGAAATGGAAAGTGAAGAACCACAATTAAGCCTTTTCGACACATCTAAAACCGAGAAACGGACACGTGAACTTTTGGCGGCACATGACGAGTATATGAAAGCAAAGGATTTACCCAATCCAATTGAGCAGTTTCACAAAGAGATGCAAGAAATGTCCGACAAGAACGGCACAACAATGACCATTTCATCTAATAAAAGCACAAAGTCAGTAACGTTCAAGCCAAAAAATGATGCGGAAACGCTTGCTGCGCAATTAAACGAGATTTAGAATCACTCTCTCTCAATAACTTTTGATTTTAAGGCTATCCCATCAAAGGATAGCCTTTTTTATTATTTTTTTTAAATATCTCAAAAAAACAGTTGCGAATTAAAAAAGTTCTGTTAAATTTGTGATTGAAATTAAATAATTCAACGGACTATCAATATTACATCAATCGGAAAATGGAAAAGAGGAAGAACGGCACGCTGTTAAAGTATCCCATTACGGACGAATTCCTTGAATTCATGCGTCAGAATTACTTAATCAAAACCAACAAGCAGTTATTGGAAATGATAAGTCAAAAGCCTGAATGGTCATGGTGTAATTTTGGCGCATTGACAGCGATTAAGCACCGTTACAGATTTATCAAGCAGGAGCAGGTGAATTACACGCCCGAAGAAATACAGTTTGTCAAGGACAACTATTTGACAATGGGCGATGTAGAAATGGCGCAAATTTTAGGACGCAAGTTCAAAAGCCTGCACAAATTACGGCGTGTCACTCTGAACTTGCACAGAGATAAAGAAAGTTTAGCAGTGCTTATGAAGCAAGTTGCCCAAAAAGGACACGAAGGCAGAGCGAGAAAGATGTCAGAAGGAACATTTTACAACCCACGTTACAGGCTTTTAGGCGAAATTTATAGAAATAAGTGCAGCCGTAATTATTGGCTCATAAAGCCCAGCAGCGATAAGCTGTCAAGACCGATTTATCTACATCGCTTCCTTTGGGAGCGTGAATTCGGTCCTGTTCCGAAAGGTTACGTGATTCGTTTTAAAAACGGCATCATCCCCGATGACCCCCTCAGTATCACAACCGATATTTTAGAGTGCGTTACAAATGGCGAACACGCTCAAAAAGTCACTCAATTGATGAGTGATAGATACTTGGCTGGTCGCTTTCACTACAAAGTCAGAGGTATTGATTTGGCAGCATTGAAAGCATCGGGCTTACTGGATGCCAAACGCCAGCAAATAGAAATAAGTCGAAAAATTCATTCATTCAATAACAAATAAATTTAGTCCTAATGGCAAGTAAATTTGAGCTGACATCACAGCAAGAAAAGCGTATCAACGCATTATTAGAAAAAAGGGTACAATATAACGCAATGGAGATTGTACCAAAATCCTTTAAAATGATCCGCGACAGCAATCGCGAAACCGAAATGGCGAAACTCATTGTCGTTTCATCAGATTACCAAATCTTCGCCATCAACTTCGATGACATCAATATCTTCCTTGGTCAATGCCAGGTTCTTGGTGATGCAAAAAATATGGTCTCTTATATTGCTCCATTAGCGGCGCAATTGCCACAAGTGCCACAAGTGCAGCAAGAGCTTCAATCGGTTAAGAAGTCGGACCTTGAAAAAATGCGCGATGGCTTGATGGGTGTTTTTGAAGGCATTGAAAAAGAGGAAGATGATGAGAGATTGAACCGCAAACTAAAAAAAGCCAATGCTATGCAAAAAGCATCAGCGCAGGTTTTGCGTGTTGCAGGTATGGAGTTGACGATTAGGAAGTCTTTACAGTAGCTTTTTTCCCCCCCTCAGTATTTTTTTTTCAATATCAACGGAGTATCAATATCTAACAAATGTCAAAATTAAAAAAAGAAGTAGGGGTATTACACCCCGAACAAAAAGAACTTATAAGTCTCTTTGAACAAGCTGCTTATCGGCATTCCTATTGGGATACGTTCAATACGCTTCTCGACTACGGTATCAGTCAATACATCTTTACAGGCTTTACAAAATCCGATGATTTTCAATTCGACAGCAATTGGAATGATAAGGAAATAGGGCTATTTCCTAAAATGCTGGATGAAGTCATCCGCTTAAACCGTGAACGGTGTCGTCTGTGGACAGGTCAAAGCGGTTGGTATGATGCCTTTGGGTGTTTATTTGAATCACTCGTTGGTAATTTTGGCAAATCCGCCATGGGTCAATTCTTCACACCTGAAGTTATGTGTGATTTAATGGCTCAAATAGTCATTGGTAGCAGTGATGGCGAGAACAGTATTGGTGAATTGGGCGACATCTTAACAGCTGTTGACGGTAATATCGGACGGCAAAAAACACAGTACAAACCCGAGACAATAGCCGAACCTGCCTGTGGTTCTGGTCGCTTAATACTTGCTGCCAACAATATCAACCCTGCGTTGTACATCGTCGCCAACGACCTTGATAAGGTGTGCGCCAAAATGTGCGCGCTCAATATGTGCCTAAACGGTGCTATTGGTGAGGTGAGTTGCAACGATGGTCTTTTTGCGACAGAAAACAATTTTAGATTCGCTTACCGTGTTGTGCCACTTACTTCAATCATCACAGACAGTTTTTCTTCACTGCATTTTCTGAAAATGGTCATGCCAAGTGTGGTCAAGCAATACTGCTTAATACCTATGCAATTTAAGGATTGCCGCTACAACGATGAAAAAGTCTATGCCGAACAAAACAGGAAACATAAGGAGCAGCAAGAAAGTTTGGCGGCAATGCGAGAGCAACACGACGCACATAGAAAAGCCATTCATCCAGATACTTTTCAAGGTGTTTTGTTTGAAGCGGAAAAAGTCGCCAAGGCAGCAAAACCCAAAGCGGCAAATAAGCAAGTTCAAAAAATATCTTTTGAACCATTACCAACACTGTTTTAACAGGCTTATAATGACAAACAATAATCTCGTTATTTATCCTTTTGCGCCACGTGAAACGATTTTTTATTTTGAAGTCAAGTTACCGTATCAGAAGGGTGTGAATCAGTATTACAGAAAGATGGGTATTGTAGAAATTAAAATCAATCCACGATATGGCGATAATGAGAAAACGGCATGGAATAAAATAAAAATGCTTTATCCACAGAGTAACGCTATTCATAAGTTTGTGAAAATGAAAGAAAGCGATACGTAAAAAAATATAAATATGAAACTTGATGATTATTTAAGTATCGAAAATATTGCTAAAATCAATACAATAGAGCAATCATTTTTTAGCCAAAATACAGGCGAATCTGCCAATAATTGCAACTGTAATGAGTGTCAAAATATGTGTCGTCGGTGCGCCTGTTTGGGTACACCTATTGATATTTTAAAACTGTGTGAAGCTGGTTATGCTGACAGATTATCTATGACTAAGTGGATGGTTGGTTATAACTGGGGCGCAGTTGTCAACGGTGCGCCAGTTGGACCAATAGACATGATGCAAGCAACCATTAGACCCGATGGTTCATGTAATTTCTTTGACAAAGCAACAGGCAAATGTGAACTACATGATTTAGGCTTAAAGCCTACTGAGGGGGTGTGGTCTTCGTGTAAAAAAGATGTAGGCAACGGGAAGCCTACATTGCCATTGACATTGGCGGTTGCATTAACATGGCAGAGTAGTCACAACTTACCCGTGTGGTTAAAGATAATGCGATACACTAAAAGTTATGACAAAAAATAAATAATTTGCATAATTTGCAGCGTCAAAATTACTTATTTAATTTTGGCAAATATAAGCCTTTGGGCTTTCAACGGAATATCAATTATTTTCTCATCAACGGAATATCAATCAATGAGCGTATTGACAAAACTCCTATCGTCAAAGGCTTTTATAGCCACGAATAAAGTAATTGCTCGCGGTTGCGGCTTGTATGAGGCTATTCTATTAGCCGAGCTGTGCCATTTGCAAGATTTTTTCAATGAATCAAATGGGCTGGATAATGAAGGTTATTTTTATCGGACAGCAATTGATTTAGAATTAGAAACAACCCTTTCTGAAAAGGTCCAAAAACAACCTTTGGAGAGATTAAAATCATTGGGATTTATCAAAATGAGACTAAAGGGAATGCCTGCAAAAAAGCATTTTAAGGTAGATGATGAGTGCGAGTTAAACATAATGAAAGCAATGCAAGAGTGGGTTAGTGTTGATTTTACAGTTTCGACCAAAAGTAGAAACAAGAACAGCCCAAAAGTAGAAACAAGTTTCGACCAAAAGGACGAACATGTTTCGACCATAAGTACAAACATGTTTCGACCAAAGGGAGTGATATACAAGAAAGAAATAAAAGAAGAGAATACAAGAAATGAAGACAATACTTCTTCCCAAAAAATTTTGACAAATTTTTCGGATTCTGAAATTTTAGAAAAACCAGTCGCAGCCGAAAAAGAAAAAAAAGAAAAAAAAGTTGCGGCAAAAAAAGAAAAGAAAACACCTGACCCAGCAACCCGACCACACCTGCATGACGGATTCATCAAAATCTATGAGGAGATGCACGAGCAGTTGACAAAAACCAAAATACCCAACACAAAATGGAAGCAGCAAGTCAGAGGTATTGAGGGGCTTAGAATTGCCATCATCGAATCGGCAGAAAATTTTAGAAAGGACAACAATCATGCAATGCCAACCGATGATGAGATTTTAAGCACATTTAGAAATTTTGTCCGAAAAGCATGGCTTGTTTCTGACGCATACAATCAAGGGCAGTTTTCGCCTAACCATCTGAACAATAATTTCATTTCATTCACCAACAAAATTCGTAATAACAACAATGGAAAAGCTAATAACAACCAATCCGACAAACTCACAGTTGAGCAACGCGAAACCCTCAACATGTATAAGCCCTCAAAGCCTGTCTTTACAAGCACAGACTTTACGCCAACAAATTTTGGCAATGTCGGATGATGTGACCATTCACAAGTTGTCACAAGAGCAATTTCTACGGAGTGGGTCAAAACTTTTGAGTGATCCGCGATTGGGCAATGTTCGCACTGACTACGATTCGATTTTCTCGCTCGTTGGTGATATTTGCCTCAGTGGTACATCAGTCCAGCAAATGGCTGTATCCGATGCCTTTGGACTTGATGCAGTTATATCAATGCCTGAATTGAAGCGTTATGCCACAACAAACGAGCGTGTTTCAAACATTATCAAATGGCTTGAAGTGCATCTGATTGACTTAGCCGCTTTTTTTGGCACAAAAGCATCTGGCGCAATGTCAGAGTTTGCTTGGCAATTGTACTCTGATTACGGTGGTTTAACCATTCTGGATTTCGTCAAATTCTTTGCAATGTGCAAAAAACGCACATTTGTGTCCGAATTTGAGCATGTCCAAACGCAGGGTATTAATCCTGACCTTATTCAAAAATGGTTGGAAAAATACTGCGACAAGCGCGAAGACGTGATTCAAGGCTTGCAATCCGATGTCAATACCTATAAGGTTTTTGATATTGAGAAAGCCGATAGAAACACTGCTGAACATGATGAGTTCAAGGCTTTACAGGCAAAAGCCGTTGCTATGCGCAAGGCTTACGAGGCTAAGTATGTCGAAAGCTATATGAGGCTGGTTAATTTGGACGGTCAGGAATTTCAAATACGCGATACTCGCCCAACATCGGACGCTGCGGCAAGAATGCTGCTTAATTTCCTCATTAATTTTGTCACATTTGACGAAGATGAGGCAATGAGATTGATTCGCCAAATTGGAGAACGCCTTGAAGTAGAATTCAATAATCTTTTGCCGCAGGAAAAAGCATATTTTGAACAGCAAGGCATTACGCTTGCCGTTCACAAACAGCAAGAAGCTACAAAGACAGTTGCCATGTTTATGCGCCGTTTGCGCAAAATGGGACCCATTGCGCTGTTGTCAAATGCCATGCAAGATAAATTCAATAGAAACCCTATTGAATTTACAAAGTCACTTGGTTTTACTGCGCACGATGGCAAATATCCAACACAGTGCCGCCAATTGGCTAAATCGCTTGAAAAGTCTTTTTCGATTGATTACATTGGCTATTTGCGTGTAGCTGTTGGACAGCCGTTGCCACCACTTGATATGCCTGACTACCTCATTCAAAGAGCCTTGCACTTTTTAACAATCAAAGGCTTTGAAACGCCCGTAGATGAATTAAAAAATATTTGATTTATTTTCTATCAACTATTTTTTTATTTAATAATTTCTGTTAATTTTGTGACAGAAATTAAATAATTAAAGTTCAACGGAATATCGAATGTCAAGTAATCAAACAAGTACACAAGCTACTCTTTCAATTGGTATTGACCCCGACACAGTCAAATCGGGCGTAGCTGTTTGGAATGGCAAAGAGTTCATTGATTTGATGGCATTGGATTTTTGGAGCACCATACAATGGTTGCTTGATAATCGGCAAAATATCCGATTGGTTAAGGTTGAGGGTGGCTGGTTGAATGAATCTAACTGGCATCTAACTTATAGAAATGCTAAAACAGGCAAAATAGAGACCGCAGGTCCTGAAAAAGCCGCTTCAATGGGTGTTGACTTAGGGCGAAACCAGCAGACAGGACTTTTATTGGTCGAGTTTCTTGAAAAATTCAATTTCCCTTTTCAAGTTGTTAGACCCCTCAGTAATAACTGGTGGGCAGAGGATAAGCAAAGGAAATTCAATAAAATTACAGGTTGGACTAAGCGAAGCAATCCCGAAAAGCGAGATGCCGCGATGCTGGTTTTTGGAATGAAGTAATTCTATCTTTTTTTAAAAATATCTTAAATATCTTAAAAATTTCTGACAATGAAAAAAAGTAAAGTCAATAACGATGCCGTAAAGAAAGCGGTGCTTGCGTTTCGTGCAGTCAACCACAAGCTCCGTCAACAAATCATTGATGTATTACAAGAAGCAGAGGCAAACAATCAAAAAATCACTGTGACCGATTTGTATATCAAATTGCGCCTTGAGCAATCCGTTGCCTCACAACATCTGGCTATTCTGCGCCGTGCAAAAGTTGTTACAACTGAGCGAAGCGGCAAATTTATCCACTATCGTGTGGATACGGAACGCATTGATGCCATCAATGAGGCGGCTGAAAAATTGGTCGGCTAAATGATTTGGGGCTATGTCTATGTCATGCGTGGGGTAACACTGCGCTCCAAAATTGGCATAACAAAATACCCTTACGCTCGGCAACGAAACGTGGACAAAACAACCAGAGGCGATATACGCATAGTCGTTTGCTATCGGTTTGTTTTCCCACGTTTTGTTGAGGGGTTACTACACACTGTATTTTCGGCTTTTCGAACACGTGTCAATGGGAGTGGAGGTACGGAATATTTTTGGTTGCCGTATCCAATTACAGCATTTATACTAACCTTAACTTGGTTTATTTCGCTACTCCTATCTATTTTATCCGTGTTTTTTTGCATTATCTTATACCAAAGCAATGGTAGTATAGATAATGCCTTAGAAAAAATATTAGAGATTATTAATAATTTATAAAACAAATGCAACTTCGCCCATATCAACTGTTAGCTATTGGTCAAACCTTGAGTAAGTTGGCAACGGATGATTCTGTGATGCTGCAACTCCCAACAGGTGGAGGCAAATGTCTTGCGAAAGGAACGCCCATCTTAATGTTTGATGGTACTATTAAAAACGTTGAGGATATTATCATCGGTGATTTATTAATGGGTCCAGATAGTAAGCATAGAGTCGTAAAATCAGTTTGCACTGGCAGAGAAATGATGTATGAAGTTAAGCCAGCAAAAGGCGATACTTACGTTGTCAATGAAAGCCATATTCTTAGTTTGCGTTTAACTGGCAATAAGTGTAAGACTTACTGTAATGGAAAAGGGTACAACTCGGGCGATATAGCCAATGTTTCAATTAAAGAATATTTGAATTCAAGTAAAACCTTTAAGCATTGTGCTAAAGGTTGGCGTACTGGCGTAGATTTTCCTAAGAACGATAATACGCTACCTTTTGAGCCTTATTTTTTAGGCGTATGGCTCGGTGACGGATTTGGAAAGTGCGGGTCTTTCACAACTGGCGACCAAGAAATAAAAGACTATTTGATAGAATATGCAAGTAGGAATGACTTGTCAGTAAGAGAAGAATATAACAGCGAAAATTCTATAAATCTGCATCTTATTGATAATGTTTGTCGATTTAATAAAGGGTGTACCATAAATAATTTATTGAAGGAGCATCGTTTGTATAAAAACAAGCATATCCCACTTCTATATAAAACTGCTTCAAAAGAAGATAGATTACAATTATTAGCGGGCATATTAGATACTGATGGGTATTATGACGCAAAGTGCTATGGCTTGACTTTTAAAAGTGAAAGACTACTTGATGATACAATTTTCATTGCTCGGTCATTGGGGTTTGCTGCTTACAAAAAACAGGTCAGAAAAATGTGTCACAACAACATGGTTGAAGGCACTTATTTTTCTTGTTGCATTTCAGGTGATATTGATAAAATACCTTGTAAAGTAGCACGAAATAAAGCCAATCCAAGAAAACAGAAAAAGAACGTTTTGAATGTTGGAATATCCGTCACACCTGTTGGTGTCGGTGACTATTTTGGTTTTGAATTAGAGGGTGCTGATAGGCTGTTTTTATTAGGTGATTTTACAGTTACGCACAATACGGTCATAATGGGCGAAATTGTACGCCGTTGTGTACTTAAAAACTATCCTGTCCTTATTCTTGCCCACCGAGAGGAACTTTTAACCCAGCCGCAAGACAAGTTTTTTCACCAATTTGGTATTTACAGTGGCATCATTCAAGGGGGGCGACCAAAGCAATTGAGTTTGCCTGTTCAGATTGCATCAGTAGCCACATTTGTTGGCATGGTGCGAAAGGGATTTCAAAAGCAGTTCAAAGTCATCATTGTTGATGAGGCGCATCACTGCGAGGCGGAAACCTACATCGAAATCATAGAAGCTTATCCAGGTGCAAAGCTCATCGGATTGACCGCCACGCCTTACCGTCTTGACGGTACAGGTTTTACCGAGCGTTTTAAATCACTTGTCCAAGTGATAACAGTCAAGGAGTTGGAATCGCAAGGCTTTTTGATTCCAGCCGATATGTTTGTCAATAAGATGGACACATCGGGTCTGAAAGTCAAAAAAGGTGAGTACGATGCGGCACAAGTCGGTGCCATGTTGTCGGAATACCAAGTGTTGGCAGACATGGTACAATCGTGGCGTGACCATGCCAACGGCAAAAAGACGATTTGTTTTGCGTCAACCATTGAGCAATCAAACCTGATTGTTGAATACTTCAATACCTGCGGTATACCATCTGCACACGTTGATGGTTCATCAAAAAACCGTGAACAGATTTTCAAGGATTTAAAAAGCGGAAAAATACTGATGGTATCCAACGTCGGCATTGCTACTGAGGGGTTCGATGAACCATCGGTGGAATGCGTGATGCTGCTGCGCAAAACAAAATCCTTATCGCTGTATTTGCAAATGGTGGGTCGTGGTTCTCGTCCATTCACCAATAAAACAACAGGTGTCAAAAAAGAAGTTTACACGCTCTTGGACTTTGCGGACAATTGGGTGGAACATGGACTACCCAATGACGAGATTGACTGGGAAGCCTACTTCAAGGGCAGTGACAAAAAGAAAAAGAAGAAAAAAGACAAAGAGGAAGATGAAGATGGTAAACAGTATGTGTTAAAACTTGATGATGGCAAAGAAGTGACGGTTAAACTATCCGACATGCCTAAAGATATCCGAGGTGTTTCGCTGGTTCGTATCATCAAAGCGGACAGAAAAACCATTAAGACCAAAGAGCAAAAAATATTTGATAGTGTTTTTAATACAACCATCAGGTTAAAACACAAGCCGTATGCCGCCTTTTATCGTTGGCGTGAACGCATGATGAGCGATGAAAGAGAGCCTACTATTGAAGATTTCTTTTACGTTGCACAAATGCTCAATCTGTACAAGTATTGGGCATACGACCAAAAGGATTTGTACGATAAAGAATTAAAAAGCAAAACAGACATTCAAAATCAAGTCGCAGAGCAAGCGGCTTAATAAATTAAATACTAATATAAACATGATTATAAAAAATAAAATATTGGGCATTGACTCAAATGATGTACTGAAATGCAGTGACAAAACACAGCTTGTTGCATGGATGGATGCCATTGATTTGCAATTGGCAGGATTGAAAACGGTAAGAGACAGACTAAAAAGAGGTGTTGCCCAAACAGGTGACTATCAAGAAAGTTTCGAAACTTACTCGAAAAGAGAAGCCGTGATAAAATATCAAGGTCTTTTGATTCGCCAAATCCAACGGCGGTTGGGTGATATTCGAGATAATAAAAGCAAAACACGTTCACATACGTATGAACGGCATTTTATGCTTGCCTGCAAGCGTCGGTTGAGTGATGATTTATTTTTATCGCTTTGCGATGAAGCACATGAAATGGCTAATCAAGAGGAAAATCAAGATGCTAATCGGGAGAACTTGGAGCAAATTAGCTGGTAATTAATAATCAATAATCAATTTTAAAATAAAGTCAAAGCAATGAGCAATAGAACATCAGTGATTCAAGAAATTAAGCGCGAGCAAACGATGCGCCGTAAAGTTTGGAAAATGTCTGGAGGGTTCTTCACCAATATCAAAGAGCGAACGCAGTATGATAATTTGCAGATGGCGCATGATGTCCTGTCGGTTATGACGGATGGTGAGTTTGAGCGATACAAACAGTTGGTGGCTCGGAAGCAGAGTGCGGAAAATCATAACGATAAAAAACTTTTTTGAATGCCATTGTCCATTATTGAAAATATAGACTGTATGTTGGGTATGAAAAAGTACCCATTCAAATACTTTGATTGGATCATTGCTGACATTCCATACGGTTTAAACGTTGCAAAAATGGCATATACACAGGAGGTAAAAAATACGGTAAAGCAAAAGAACGGAAACCGATTGAAGATACCAAAAGAAAAATATGCTCAGAAAAATTGGGATGCCGAAGTACCAAGTCAAGCCTATTTTGATGAAATTAGGCGTATCTCATATAACCAAATAATCTTTGGAGTTGAATACGTTGATTGGGAAGGATTGGGTAGTGGTCGTATAAAGTGGGATAAATGCGTACCTGATAAACTATCATTCAAAGGTTATGAAATGGCTTATTGTAGTGCCATTGAGCATACTGAAGAGATAAAGCTATTATGGTCAGGTATGAGACAGGCTAAAAGTATTTATGAGCCAACTATTCAACAAGGCAATAAGAGGCTGAACGAAAAGCGCATACACCCGACACAAAAACCTAAATTGTTGTACGAATTGATTTTTAAAAGATTTTGTAAAACGGGTGATAGAATACTTGACACGCATTTAGGTAGTGGTAATAGTCGCATTGTTGCTTATAAAATGGGCTTTGATTTTGTCGGTCTTGAAATTGATAAGGATTATTTTGATGCAAGTGAAAAGCTGTTTAATGATTCGATTTCAATGCCACTGTTTGATAAAAGATGATTGCCCCCTCAGTAAAAGTTATTTTTCACTTATTAAACTAATCAAAAATGAGAGGTACAGAGCTAATAACAGATGAAGTGATTACAAAAACAACCGATACTTTAAAAACAGTCATCGCAGATTTTTTCCCGCAACAGTCAGGTTGGTTTTTCCCTCCCACTTCGGTCACTAAAGATGTGATAAAATTAGAATTGCCCGATGGTATTGGCACGGTGTCTATTATCGTGCAGTATTTAGAAGAAGATAATAAACCCCCTCAGTAAAACATAATATCAAACTCAAATCAATAAAAAAAATGAAATTTAAAATCAATAAAGGAACAGAACTTTTTGAAAAGTTTCAGCAACTAAAGCAGGATATTCAAAGAGTCAATAAGGAAGCCACAAAATTGGTTGAATCTTTTGGTTATACAAGATATTGCATTGCGCCGCATTGTTTAGCTGGCGGTATTGGTGCAATTGAGATTCTGAGCGTACCACTAAATGACCGTAAAAAATGGGTGCGTGTATCGAAGCAAAATAGTCAACTTTGGATGCCAAGACAGAACAGAGAGAATGCCGAATTGATTGACGAAATTAAGAGATTGCCAAAACTTGATTACGCTGAATTGAATGACTTGATTGGGTTTAAAGCAGGTGCGACAAATTCGTTCGGTTGGGCAACGCATCCAGGTGTTATTTGGCGCGATGAATACATTCTCATTGAAATGGCAGATGGGCAGATATACGAGCCATGCGATGGTATGGTAGAAATTTTGACATCGGAATACCAAAGACTGAAAAATCAAGTAGCGACCCCTCAGTAACTCGGCTTTTAAAATGTGTTTTATAAATTATCCTTTTGATGCCACTGTGCGCTTGCATGGTGGCTTTTTTTGCTTAGAAAAAATACTACTCAATTATTTATTTTTTCTTTAAGTTGCTGCCGTTAAAAAATCTCTATCAACAAAAGAATCGGCAAATGTTCAAACTAAGTCAGATTAAAACAAAGGCAAGAAACCCACGCAAAATAGACCCTGCAAGCATGGAACGGCTCAAAACGTCCGTGCTGTCTTTTTCTAAAATGCTGCCTTTGCGCCCCATTGTATATGACACCAAAACAGGCGAAATATTGGGCGGTAATCAGCGATATTTAGCCATTCTGCAATTGATAGAAATGCCCGAAGAAACATTTGCGCATCTTTCAGCACCCGACAGGGATTTATGGCTTACAATAAAAGAAAAACGGGCAATACCCGACGATTGGGTGAAATCCGCAAGCGAATTATCGGCGGAGGAAAAACGCCGTTTTGTTGTTGCCGATAATGCCAATTTTGGTGAGTGGGATATGGAGCTTTTGAAAGAAGATTTTGACTTTTTGGAGCTTCAAAATTGGGGTATTGATTTGGAAATGCCTGATTTTGGTAGTGATGATACTGAGGGGGGTGATGGCGATAATTCAAAAACGACACCTACTGCCGAAGAAGATGATTTTGACGTGCCTGTTATTGAGGAAGTAAAGACGGATATTCAAGTTGGAGATTTGTTTGAGATTGGGCGGCATCGGTTGTTGTGTGGGGATTCGACGGATAAGGAAAGTATTGAAAGGCTAATAGATGGGGAAAAGTGTGATTTGCTTACTGACCCACCTTATGGTATTTCTGCAAATAAACAAACATTAGGTAGCGGTAAAAAAGATTTTTATAGAGGCGATAATTGGGATATTGAAGTACCTAATTTCTTTTATATACTTGATTTTGTTGAAAAAGCAATAGTATGGGGTGGTAATTATTTTGCGGACAAACTGCCGATAAATAATGATTGGTTATGTTGGCACAAAAAAAATGATGGTCTTAGTTTTAGTGAATTTGAATTAGCGTGGTCTAATATTGGTAAAAATTGCAGGATATTAAGTCATCATTGGAGTGGCGAAAAGAAATTGCATCCAACTATGAAGCCTGTTAAAGTAATGGGATGGTGTATTGAATTCTTAGAAGAAGATACACGTATATTAGATTTATTCCTCGGCAGTGGCTCAACAATGGTTGCCGCACACCAATTAAACCGCAAATGTTTTGGACTTGAGTTAGACCCGAAATACTGCGAAGTCATTGTCACCCGCATGATAAAACTTGACCCGACCTTAACAATCAAGCGAAATGGCATAGACGAGACAGAAAAATGGCTGTCTAAAATAACCAAACTCCAAAACAATTAACATAACATCAATTATTTGTAAACAATAAAGCCTACTCTATCAACTGAAATAAATGAATGAAGAAATAGAACTAAACGGTTTTTCACAAGACGATTTGGCGCGCATGTCGGATATGTACGTCCGTGGCGAGAATATTCACAAAATCGCCAATGAACTGAATCTCTCGGACGTTGAAATACTGAGGGGTCTGCAATTGGTCTATGAAAGCCTGCAAAAAGCTGTGCCTTTCAAGTTTGACAATGCCATGATTATGCAGTTGTCAAAATTAGATAAAGCAGAAAGTGAAGCATGGAAAGCGTGGGATTCATCCAAAGAAGCCAAAGTCAAGAAGTCCAGCAAAGCAACAAAGGTTGCTGGTAAAAGAAAAAAATCAAGCGACGAAGATAATGACGGCGATGGCAACATGAAGCCTGATTCAATGGAACAATCGCAGGTCACGGAGCAACGTGACGGTTCGCCCGCTTTCTTGGGCATTGTCGTTAATTGCGTTCGGACACGGTTGGAGATTTTGAGGCTGAAATAGATGATTCTCTTAGTAGTCGATAACGTTCCGCTTGACGATATTGCCCTTTGGTTGGGCATTGTGGGAGGGGTTTGCAAAAAATAGGCGGTAGTGGATTGTTACCTGCTGCCTTTTTTCTTTCTTTTTTTTGAATTTAGTACCCCTCAGTATTTTATTAATTTTCAATGAGTTATATTAGTAAATGAAAAATAAATGTAATTATTTTAAAAATAATTACATAAAAGTATTGACAAGTCAAAATAAACCCTTGTCTTTGTGAGGTCAAAAGGAAATGACAATAACAAAATTCTTAAATCATTAAAATTGAAAAATTATGTCTAAAGTAACTTATTCTCAAGTATTAAATCTTATTACAACAGAGGAAAAAAAAGTATATGCAAAAGTTGCAAAACGTGAAAACCTCGCATCTTTAAAAGAATTTATTAATGCAACTGTTGTTGCAGTAAATGATAATAAAGGAACAATTGAAGATGCCGAAGCAATTATTCACGATTCACTAAGAAACATCATTCCGTTTGCATAATGAATAAAGCCTTTATTCTCCAAATCAAAGAGTCAAACGCCTTTTACTTGTTTGGCTCTTTGGTTCAACTTTTTGCTGAACACGGTGAAATTATTGAGCGTAAAATCAGAACGCTTCGCAATATAGATTTTGACTTAAAAGATTATGAAGATAACCACGTCAAAATTATGCAACGACCTATTGTTCGTTCTAAACACCGTGACAATTTTTTATAGTTCCCACGATGCCCTTTTCGGTTGCAGGGAACGTCTGCATTGCTGAACACCGCTTTTTGGGTGGGGTTTAGTGTGTTGGCATTTAAAAAGCGGTTTGCAGCAATGCTTTGTTAGCCGCTTTTTTTCTTTAAAATATATGTTTTTTTTCTTTTACACCCCCTCAGTATTTCGTATCTTTAAGCATGATTTTAAGCGAAAATAAAGTATATCACATGAACAATTTAGAGGGAATGAAACTAATCCCTTCTAAGTCTGTCGGCTTAATAGTTGCCGACCCACCGTACTATAAAGTGAAAGGTGATTTTGATTTTGTCTTTAAAAGTTTTGATGAATACCTTGAATTTATGGAAGCACAAGCAAAGGAATACAAGCGCATTTTAGCGGATAATGGTACTTTGTTTGTTTATGGTCACGCTAAAAGAATTGCTTACGTTCAAGTCATATTCGACAAGTATTTTAATCTTGAAAACAATATTGCTATTGAGTTCAACCGACAAACTAAAAAAGGGGTGTATGATTTTAGATGTTTTGCGCCTGTCTCTGAACGCCTTTTGATGTACTCAAATGAGATTGAAATGACGGGTTTAGAAATGATAAAATTAGATGTTCAAAACTTTAAGCCTTTGCGTCAATATTTTGAGTATTTGCAAAAGTCTATCAATTTGGGATTAAAAAAGATAAATGAACATTTAGGGCATAGAAAAGCAGAGCATTGTTTTTATTGGAATACTACTCAATGGGATTTACCAACAGAGCAAACCTATGACCAATTGATAGAAATGTTTAGGATTGATTTATTAGAAGGCTTTAAGACATACGAAGAATTAAGGCAGACATACGAAGAATTAAGGCAGACATACGAAGAATTAAGGCGACCTTTCAATAATTTCATGGGGCTTTTTGACATTATGAGTTTTGACCAAGAGGCACATATCACAAGGCATTACGACCACGATACAGTAAAACCCGAAACATTGACAAGAGCGTTAATTTTAACGTGTTCACGTCCAAATGATTTAGTAGTTGTTCCTTTTTCGGGAAGTGGAACAGAACACGCAATGGCAATTAAAGAAGGTCGTAGGAGCATAGCCTTTGACATTGAAAAGAAATACGTTGATATGTCAAATAAACGGGCAAATGTTCATTTAATGTCACCCGCTTTATTTTGATTTACTTCGGTTTTTTTTTTTTATTTTTATTGCGGCTAACTTGCACATATACGCAACTCACCGCACTACAAAACAATGATTACCATTGTTTTGTAGTGCGGTTTTATTAAATTTGCAAAATGAGTAAATTAAGCGAGTTTTACGACCCGAAAAGCCGA